TCAGCTCCTCGGTGGGATGGAAAAGTCGCCGCGCGCGGAGAAATGGCCGGGCAGCTCGACCTCGCGCAGCAGCCCCGGCCCGGCCATGCCGAGCGCGAGGCCGCTCACGAGAAGCGCGACCATGCCAAGGCAGGCGAGGAGGTCTGCGGCGCAGGGTGGGTGAGGCGCCGGTGTCAGCGACAGCCGGTGCTCGAGCAGGGCCAGGCGCCAGAACGCCGCCAGCAGTCCCAGCGCCGCGATCCGGCTCAGGATCTCGGCCGGCCACCACCGCTGGCCGGCGCGCAGGCGCGCCAGGCGTTCTCTGGACCAGGGCTCTCCCGGCAATCGATGTGGCATGGCGCAAGGCCTCCCGTCAGTGGTGGACGGAAGGCGAAGTGGGCGCGAAGGGCGTTAAGGTTCCACGGGGAATTGTGCCCGCCGCATAAAGAAAGCATAAAACTGGAACCGCACAATTCCTGTGTTTCCGAGCAAATTGCCGGGAAAACTGAATTCAAAAGCATCAATAGCTTAGCGAACTCCGGGAAAACCGAAAACCGCCCGGGATCGCCATCCCGCGACCTTATTATCCCGGTCAAAGGCATCTACTTCGACCAGATCGCGGCCGGCACGAAGTCGCACGAGTTCCGCCTGCAGACTCCGCATTGGACCAAGCGCCTCGACGGCCGAACCTATCGTCATGTCGTGATGACGCGCGGCTATCCAAAGAGCGGCGGCGTGGAGGGCGTAACCCGCCTGACGCGGGTGTGGCGGGGCTACGACCTGCGCACCATCCAGCATGAGCACTTCGGGGCCGTTCCTGTCCCCGTGTTCGCGATCGATGTTTCGGAGGCGGCGCATGGCTGAGTTGGCGCTTCTGGAAGACACTCCGATCCCACTTGCCCAGCAGATCGTTGAAGCGCTGGCCGCCTCGCTGGGTGATGCGATCTTCGCCACCGAGCTGGCATTCTGTCAGGGTGCGCGACGCTGCGACCTCTGGACGATCAGCGCGAACTCGTCGGCAGGGTTCAAGGCTCGAGCGTACGAGATCAAAATATCGCGGGCAGATTTCCGCCGGGACAACGCAATCAAACAGCGTGAGGCCCGGCTATTCTCCGACCAGTTCTTCTACGTCACGCCCGCCGGACTGCTGAAACCCGAAGAGGTGCCGGACTGGGCAGGGCTGATCGAATGGCGGGACGATGCATTCAAGACCGTCGTCCCGGCACCTTACCGCGACAAGGACGCGCCGACATGGGAACTGGTCGTGTCGCTGATCCGGAACAGCGGGAGCGTCAACCGTGACACAGACCTTCTGAAGCTGCGCCTCCGTAATGCAGAGAGGCAGATTTCGCGGGCGAAGAAGGCAATCGAACTGCGCGGCATCAAAGCTTGGGAGATTGGATTGTGACCATGCCTGAGACCACCCAGAGCGATCTTGTCGAGCGGCTGCGGGAGCTGGATGCCGCAGCGACACCGGGACCGTGGGCTTACCGTCCGGACGAGTATGACGATTGGGGGGCTGTGAAGTCGGCACCGGAACGGCCCGATGGGTTCGAATACGACCTGCGCTTCGTCCTGGCGCAATTTCGCGATCCGAAAGCGATGGACCCCATAACCCATCACGAACACCGTGCCGCCAAGACAGACCCTTGGCAGGGGAACGCAGAACTCGTCACGTTCCTGCGCAACGCCGTGCCGGACATCTTGGGCATGGCCGCCGAAATCACCCGCCTCCGCGCCCACTGCGAGGCCATGGCGAAGGGGCTGGAGACGGCAGAGCGCCAGATCGGCGCTGCATTCAGGATCATCTACCCCGGCGACAGGGAAATGCTCGACGGGTCGCTTGAGAGCATCCGGAAGCCGCTCGCCGCCTATCGGAAGGGGAACCCGGCATGACCCATAACCCCGAGCAATCAGAGAGGCTTAATGCGCTGGCGGCGCGGTGTGAGGCGGCGGATGGGCCGGATCGGGAGTTGGATGCGCTGATCGTAACCACGCTTTGCCCCGACGCGACCGTCTCCGAGTACATCGCAGGCGAAGGTGACGATATCGTATTCCACGCCGAAACCTTGGGCATCCGTAACAAGGATTGCTGCCCTTGGTACACACATTCCCTCGACGCGGCGATGACGCTGGTGCCTGAGGGGTGCGACTGGCTGCTCGACAACTTCGACGGCGAGTGCGGGAAACCCTCTGCTTGGGTCCACAGGCGGGGATCGGAAGGGGATATCACGTCTATTACCGGCGCCACCCCCGCCCTCGCTCTCTGTGCCGCCGCCCTCCGCGCTCACGCCTATCGGAAGGAATCTACCCATGACTGAGAAGCTGATGCCGTGTCCGTTCTGTGGCGGTGCCGCAGTGCGCAAGGCTGATCCCGGCGTCGTGAACGTGCCTTTCGGATTGGTTGTCGATCACGTTCCCGGATGCTTTCTGGCGATGCCGTTCCCCACGGACGACGGAGCCGTGGATCTCGCCTGGAACACCCGCCACCCCACCCCGGCCGCCGATGAAGTGGAGGCGGTGCGCGCTGGTAACGCGGTGCTGAAGGGCGAGGGGACTGGGCTCTATTCGGAAGCGGAAGACGCGATCCGGCAACTGATCGCCGCAATGCAAGCCCGGAGCGCCGAACCCCGCTACAAGCCGAACAGGGGCGAGAGGCCTGAGACGCTGCGTGATGATGGCAAGTGCGGTATGTGTGGTGGGAAGGGCCGGATCGAGGTCACGACATACGCTAACGCCCCCGACGCCGGTTACGCGCCTTGTCCGATGGGGTGCCCGCGCTTTGCCGAACCTGACGCGAACTTGGCAGCCGCCATCGCGAAGACCGGCGAGCGGATCGCTGATGCGGTGAAGGACGCACCGAGGATCAAGGCTTCGCTGCGCCCCGCCGAACCTGCGGGCGAGGAGCCGGTGGCGTGGGCATCGCCGGGGCAAATCATCGACTTCGAGCCAAACCAGCATGAGGATGGGGGAACCTACATCCCGCTCCGCAAGGACAGGCACGGCAAATTCACTATGCCGCTCTACGCTCACCCCGCCGCGCCTTTAAAGGGAGATGCTTGATGGAAAAGCGTCCTGAATGGGGGCCGTGCCCTGAAAACTTCCCGCACAAAGGCGAGTACCGGACGTGGGACAAATCGTGGAACCCGTCCGGCTTCTCATCAGAACCCCAACACCCCGGCCAGCAACCGATCCGCTTCCCTCTTTGGTGGAAGCCTGTGGAATGCTTCTGCAATTTCGGGCCTTTGAAGGGAGAGGGGGAGTGAGCGATTCCGCATACGACGATAACTGGGAGGGCACCGGCATGAGAATGCGGCTTCCGATGGCCGAGAAATTGCGGAGGGTCATCGCCGAACAGTCAAACGCGATGCGACCCGTTTTGCGGCGCGCCTTCAGCAGGGAGAATGAGAATGCCTAAAAGTTTCTGGCCCGAATATGCCGCGCTCGCTTTGTTTGTTTCCGGTCCAGTTATCATAGCACTGGCCTCTTTTTGGGTGAACGTGCGATGATCGACACTGACAAGCTGCGCGCGCTGGATGAGGCGCACCGGGACAGGCTTGTAACCACCCTGCGGAACTGGCAGCGCGAGATGGAGCGATCTTGCGATGCGCTGCGAGAACTAGGCCCCGAAATGGAAGACGCGGCCATGGGTAACGCGCACGTAGCTGAGGCCCTTGAGGAAGCAGCAGACGCCATCCTCGCAATGGCAGAGGAAAACAAGCGGCTGCGGGAGGCGTTGGAGCGCTGCACCCAGATAGTCGAGCGTAACAACCACCGGCAGAACGAGAAGGTGGATGATGTCGTCCATATCGCCCGCCGCGCTCTCGGAAAGGAACCCAAGGCATGAACAGCATCAAACGCGCAAGCTTGGCCGCATTCCAGTCATACAACGCCCTATCCAACATGGGAGTAACCCAAGGCATGAGCGGTATCGAGATCACGCAAGCGGATCGGGAGGCGGCGCGGCAATTCATTGCGGACGAATGGCCGTCATGGGATCATGATCACCAGACGGTATCGGCGCAACTGATGGTTGCCTTCGCCCGCCACCGCCACGAGGCCCGCGCCGAAGCGTTGGCGGAGGCGGCTGAGATGGCTATGCTTGAGCGCGTCGAAGGTGTTGAAGGCAACGAGGAAGATGCCGCCTATAACCGTGGAGTTTGGGATGCTGCCACCGCTATCCTCGCAGCTCGTTGAATAGGGTGCCATGACATAGTAACATGGTCGGGATGGAGGCGGCGACTATGGACGATGGACCCGACGGACCAAACCGCTGGCTGAGCGAAAAAGTGATCGTTCCTCTACTCGTGGCAATCATTGCGGCTATTGCTGTGTTCGGGACAAAGGGTTGACCTCATGACCGACATTGAACGCCTCCGCACGGCTTCCGAGGATGACGTAGAGCGCGCGCTTGAGGGCGCCTATGTCTCCTTGCCGCTGACCGACCGCGCGGCGGCGTTGGAGTTCTTCAACCTCATGCTGGACACCATGCTCGGGCAGACTGCCGGCGATGGGGTCATGTGGCCGAACCTGCGTCCTCCGATGCAGTGAGAACAAATCTAGAACATTCCGCTTGACCCGACTCGCTTCGGTGGCGCTTTGATGGGCGATGCACGCCCCCTACGACACCCTTGAAAGCATCCTGGAAACGGACCTGCCTATTCGCGTAAGGTGCACCAAATGCGCGGCGGTGAAGGAGTTCACGCGCTCCGAAATCAAAAGGCTCGCCGCGAGAATGGGTTACGACTATTCCTTGGTGGATCGCCGCTGCAAGTGCCGCCTGACGCCTGAGTGCGATGGCTGGAACCGTTTCGACTACCTCATGATCGTTTGGCGGCCGATGATCACGGACCGCGGCGTCGTGAATGAGATCGAGCGGGACGAGCGGCGGCGGAGACTGGCCAATGTCGTCTTCATGAACCGGGGTAAGCCGAAGCGTTGACGACTGATTCATGATGTGAGATTCTTCAGCCTTGGTATCGGCTCCACCCACGTATGACGGGCCGCGACGTTCTAGAGACCAGTGGCCGAGGTTCGTTGTAGATTCACTGCTGGCGGAACCTGCTGAGCGCGTGCAAGGCGATGGTGGGATGGCAGACGTTACCGGGACTTGGCTGCGGATGGGACTTGCAGACCTGAGCAGCCGAAAGCCGGGCCACCACATGATCGCACCGGGGCGGCCTCTCAACGATGCACACTGCCCCGGTCTTTCACTTCCCCGCCGTCTCGCGCCAAGCCTTCAGCCCGTCCACCTTCGACCGGCAGTCTCCATAAGCCGACCGTAGCGCAAGGTATCCATCCAGCATCAACCGATCGCGCTCCAGCTGGCGGGTGTCGGTTCCGTCACGGGGCGGCAGGTCCGGAGCTTGCGGCTCGTCGGCGCAGGCCGCCAGCTCAGGCGGCGGCAGGACGATCCGGGGGCGTTCAGTGGCGCAAGCTGCGCAGCCCATCAGCGAGGGGATCAGAGCCAGCCTCAGCAGCCTTGCGCGCATTGTCGTTCTCCAGTTCGATGCGGTCCTTGGTTTCGGCGGCAGCTTCCGTTGCTGCCTCGCTGGCCTCGGAAGCCTTCGCCTCGGTCTTGGCGGTGATCTTCGCCTCGTGGGTCTGGATGACCTTGGCGTCGTGGTTCGTGATCCAGATCGCCCATGCGGCCCACAGGGTGAGCACAGCGGCGAGAATGACGGCTGCCCATGCCACCGGACGCTGCCAGCGGTCAGGGAAGCCCCAGCGGGCCAGCAGCGGGACGAGGATGGCGATCATGGCTTGTTCCCCTTGATGCGGTTCACAACGCTTGAGGTCGTCCAGACAGCCGCAGCCGCGACCGCCAGGTTGTTCCATGTCTGGATCAGCGCACCCTTGGTTGCGGGGTCGATCCCGGGAACATCGGCGCGCAGAACGAAGAACGTCACGGCGCCGAACCCTGCGAGGACGCCCACGGTGACAAAGGCGACCAGCAGCAAGACTGCGGGATGGCCGGCAATGTCCTGCGGCGTGGGCTCGGAGGCGTCGAGGTCGCTCACAGCATCCAGCCCTTTAGCTTGGCGAGTTGGGCCTTGCGATCATCAAGGCCATTGTCGCCGCCGTTGATGCGCTTGGTGATCGCAGTCACGTCGTCCAGATCGGCCAGGGCGTTCAGGTTATTCTGCTTCCAGAATTCCAGACCTGCACGCAGTCCGATCGATGGCAGCGCCACGATTTCCGGATGGCGCTCGAAGTCAATGCCAAGCAGCGCCCCGTATTTGCGGTAGTTGCTGCGTCCGGTAAGCTGGATCGGACCCCGGCCCTTGTAGCGCACGCCGTCGCCCGCCTGCGTGTTGCCCAGATCGGCCCGGCCCTCATATGCTTGGCCGGAAGCAATCTCCTCCATGTAGCGGAAGGCGCCGCTCTCATGGATGAGTTGGGCCATGAAGTGCGCAAGCCGGAGGGCGCTATCCATGACCCCATATTCCGGGAAATACCGGTTCGCGCAGATCGCCAGTTCCTGCGCCCGGTCGGTCGTCGCTCCGCACTTCTTGAACAGCGCGGTGAAGGTGGCCGGCCCGGGCTTGTTGTCCGCGACGACGCCAAGCGTCGTTTGCAGGGGTTTCACGTCCATCACGATTTCCTCCAGGGCAGCAGTGCAGACAGGTCCAGCTTCTCAACCCAGTCGATGAGCTTGCGGGCGATCACGAGGCCCAGCATCCCCAGCACGGCCCCGGCGTGAACCGGGCCAACCTTGACGACCGAGCCAATGAGGGAATTGATGATTTCCGTTGCCGGGGCAGAGAACACCGACGCCATGCCGATGCCGATGAGGACCATGAAGGCCGCGCGCGCCAATGAGCCGGGGTGCCGAACATAGACCAGCACCGACGCGCCGAATGCCCCCGATGCGATTACCTTTGCCGTTTCCGCCTGTTCCGGCGTGACATGCCAGTCCGCCACCTACTCGCCCCCATTTCGAAGCAGACGATGGCGGCGAGGCAGAACGCGCCGCAACAGATCGTCCAACCAATATCCGACAGCATCGATAAAGCCCCCTGCAACAATGACTTGAAGCAGGAAGGCACAGTTTAAAACGATTGAATAGGTGAAGATACTTATAGGTGCGATGCCCCCTGCAAGCACCAGCGACCAAGCCGTCTTTCCGAGCCCGATGAACCCGATCGACCAGGCTCGCATCGAGTGCCAGCGCGTCCAGATCGCCCCCATTGCGACCACCGTGAATGCGTCAATCACGGCTAGCCATGCGATCAGTTCGGGCCATGCGCGGTACCCCGGCGCAACTACCGATGACAGCAGGCCGAGCGCGAGCACAGGCGTCGTCACGTCGCGGTGATGAGCCCATGCCGCTACGATCAGCGCTGCAGCCAGCAGGTAGTACTGCGCCGAGGTCATTGGTCAGCCCCCGGTGCCGGGCTTTGCGGGCGGCTTGGGCGTCGGGGTAGGGGTGGGTGTCGGAGTGGGGATCGGTGCAGATGCCATTGTGCTCTCCTTGGTTGAAAATCAGCGTGTCGATCAGCTGCTTGCCGATCAGGTGTTTTGCGTATCTTGAGCCTTGGCCCTTGCTTAAAAGTCAGATAACGTATCGAAATGCCTCTGCTTATACTCATCCGACATGTCCTAGGACTCATCCCAAAGCCCGCGCACAGTTGTTCATACGGCATTGCGCGCTGCACCGAGGCGCAGCCGTGCGCAGATTGCTACAAGGACGAAGCTTGGTAGGCTTGGACGGTCCCATTAGGCCTGGACCTGTAGGACAATAATTTTCATGTCGAACTGCGGAGCCATGTGCGGTTCTGAGTAAGTTATTCCACTGATGACTGTCGTATTTCGCGTGCTGTCAGTGATCGGGCCGCCCGCAGACGTACCGAACGTCGAAATGCTCGATTTATAGTCACAGCCATATCGAACGATCGGATTTGTCGTCAGCGCTCGATCTAGCGTGACTACAACCTCATCGCCGCCCGAGTTGATCGAAAAGCCCGATAGGGCGAGCGCGCCGGTGTCATCGGTGACCTTGAAGCCCATGTCCGTGAACGTGCCGAGCAACGCGGTGTTGAGGACGAGCGGGAACTTCGGAACCCGGAACTTTACACGCAGCGTTGTCCCGCGCGCAAAAGCCGAGATCGGCCAGATGCAGTCCGGCTTGTTGCCATCGACAAGCAATTGCTTGCCTGCCCGGCCATAGCGCCTGCCCATCCGAAGCTGCGACACGTTCGTCTCATGCAGCGCGTCAGCTGTGGTCTGGAGATGATGGGTCGGCCCGACGAAATGGATGCGGCCGGGATTGGCATTGCAGGCGTCGAACTGCGCCAAGACGATCTCGCCGTATGCAGCAAGGGTGGCACCACTACCAGACTGGTTGAACAGCATGTGGACCGGTGCAGTCTGCGCGGCGAATCCTGCTGCTGTAAGGATCGGGTTGATCCCAGCAAGAATGTCTGCGGAGATATCAGCCTGCAACTGAACCATGGCCGCAGCGTAGGCTGCCCGCGTCGTTCCGGCACCAGCGTCGTTCACGCCAAGGCGAAGTGGCACGGCGAGGCAGCGGTAGTTTTTCCCGGCCGCAACTGCTCGCGCAGCCGCCTCCTTCGCGTGGTCGATCAGATTGTTATACCACGAGGCGCCCTTCTGGAGCTGGGACATGCGATAGCCGCCATGCCCGGCGACCGACCCGAAAATGATGAACTGCGTGGGCAGGATGTCGTTCTCGATCGCCGCGCGCTCCACCATGGTCGCGGCCATGCCAGACATGATCGTCTCGCCATCGGTCGTATGACCATCGGATGCCGGGGCGCCCGAGGACGCATCCTCTTCGATCAGCGGTTTCGTGGTCGATGTGCCTGGCGAAGTGTTCACTGCTCCGTAGGAGTTGCCAGGCTTGCCAGAACGCACACCGCTGCCGAACGTCAGGTTGTTGTAAGGCTGAGTGGTAGAAAGGGCTGGCTTGGCGTAATCGGCCATCGACAGGCTCTCACCATAGGGAATGATTCCGATCCAACCGGCCGAACCGAGCAGGGCGTGCTTGTCGGAAGTCGCCAGTGGGATAGGAGCACTGCCCCCATAACTACCCTCCGCAATCTGTGCCTGGAGGGTGACGATTTGAGCCTGTGCGGCAGTGAGTTTCGCATTAACGTCCGCAAATGACGCATCAACGCGCGCTGCCGTTACCGACTGTCCAGGCACAGCGTAGTTGTACCGGATCTGGAACAGGAAGTTGTTGCGTGCTGTACCGCCAGACACCGGCCCCGTGAGAGTTTCCGTTCCGCCAAGGAAGCGGTACGAACTGTCCATCGAGCCAGAGAGGTACGCGACGATCGTGTTTGCCGAATAGAAGCACAGATATTCACCTGCTGCGAGCGGCAACGAAATTGGAATGTTGACCTGCCCAACTGTCGGGACCACCGCAGAAACGATTCCAGTGCGGGTGAACTGCCCTCCTGATAGCGACCAGGTTGAAAAATAGATTGTCCCCGTACCCACTGCAAATAGATCGACACTGGTAATCGTCGTCGAAACAGGCGACGGGGTATACGCCAGATAGTTGTTGGCCGCCGAGCCGGAACCAGTGACGAGAGTCGTGCCGATTGGACGGCCGATGGCCGCCGGCACAGTGCCCTGAAGCAGCGCAACGCCTGCTGCGGCAGTCTTGGAATTGGTCGTGTTTGCTACGAAATCAGTGAGATTCACCGACATGGCGCAAATAAATTGCACCTCGATGCGGATGTTCGAACTACTTACCGGTGTCGCCGTCCCACTTGCGGGTAGGTCTGCGGTGAACTGGTTGAGCGGTGTGTCTGTGGGATTGGACGTGTACGCCAATACACCGTTGGCGTAGATCGCCAGAAACTCCCCAGGGTTTACTGGGAAGAATCCGAAATCTGCTGACGTCAGTGTTTTCAACCCTGCCGATGCGATAACCACAGCGTTCGATATGCCGAGACGAGTGCCGCCTGTAGCAGCGGTGTATCGGGCGATCTGGACGGTCCCAGGGCCTTGCGCGTAAAGCTTGACCTGCCGGAGATTGTTCGCCTGTCCAATCGCAGTCCCGAAGACGTAGGCGAAGTTCCCAGCGGTTGAACCGTTGATCGGGTCACTCGTTCGACCAATAATAGGGGCGTCTGTGGTTAAGGATGCGACAGTGGAAGCCGCAACTGCTGAAGCGGTCTCGGCGCTGGCCGCGTATCCCTCAGCCTCATCGACAAGGGGCTGAACTGCTGAGGTGAGAGCGGCCTGAAACGTCGCATCGACCACCCAAGCGCCAGCCTGAACAATCCAGTAGCCGTTATTGCTAGACGTGGGGTCGTTGTAGACACGGGCTTGCTTGCCGTCATCCGCCGCAGTTACGGCCGGCAGGGCGGCGCGAGTGGTGTATGCGGGGATGCCGGTGGCGATGCCGCTCACGGTCGCCATCAGTTCCGTGAATGCCGCCAGCACGCCCTCGCGCGAGGGCTTCATCACGGGAGACGGCGGATTACCGAAAAGTGCGTCCCTGAGTGTGTCTGTTGCGCTCACGCCGCCACCTTTGAAAATATGCTGCGCGACATTACCCTGCGACGCAACAATAGACAAGGCGGTTGAAATTTTAGAAAAGTGCTATGACTGCTTCGCGCCGATATAACGCTCCTCTCGATACGTTCCTTGCGAGGATGGATCAGGGCCAACGACTGGCTGCAGCCGGCCATCGCCTTGGACTATGGCGCCGACGACAGATTTCTCTTTCACGCTCATGTGATGGTCGCGCTGACCGGGCCGGCAGGTGTAGCATCAAGTGAGGCGCCGTCCGTGGCGACCACCCAATAATTCCACAATCCTGCGGCGACAGTGTCCTCGATGGACTGGACCTGCCCAACACCACCGCCGAAGCTGTCCAGGATTTTGGTGGCTGAGCCAAAATCGGGTGACGCGCCGCGCCACACATCCGTAGAGAAGAACCGCAGGTCGTTCGGGTTCTTCCACATCAACGTGGCCACGCCGGCGCCGCCTTCTACAGTCAGATTGGTAGAAGGGGGTAAGGCGACGTCGGTCGAGAGCGACGAATACTCCCACGCCGATCCTGCGCCTGAGGCGACCACGTAGCGATAGCGGACCGTGTAGCTCTGTCCCTCCTGCAATGTTCCGCTGATGGCCGTGTTGAGGTTAATCGCCAAAGGCAGCCACGGGTCGTTCTCGTCGCCAGTGATGTCCGAGGTCATGATGTATTCCGCGACATAGGTGGCGTCGTCGCGTGGGATGGTGGGGAAATCGATGCGGATCGCCCCGTCCTGAATGTAGACGTTCTCGCCAGAAATCGGCGGGAAAGACACAGTGCCCTCGGTGCCGTCTACGACGGGCTTAGGCTGCTCCTCGCCCGGCAGCAGGGTCCAGCGGCTTGCGTTGATGGGGACGGCGCCGAATCCGGTGAAGATACCTGCGCCGTCCAGTTCGACGTTCGTCGCGATCTCGTAATCCCCGGCGAACGTATTGTCGTAGTTGATTGCAACGATGCGTTCTTGCCGGGCCCGCAGCCCACGCAAGTTCACGGTCGGGCCGATCTTGTGGCGCGGCTGCGAGCGCATGCCGATGCCCTTCGCCAGACGCATCGCCTGGTTATGGTTCTGGCATGCCTGGATTTCGACCGTGAGAAATTTCGGCGTGGTCAGCGGGTCGTAATACAGCGGGTTTATCCACGCCGCGCTGGGCTGCACCGTGAAGTTTGCATCAGGCTCCATGTACTTGACGATGACGCCCTGCGTCTCGCTCTCTCCGTCCTGCGCCTCCATGGAAGACATCGCCATGATGTCGCGATTGCGGGAGAACGATAGCGTGGGATCATACCAATGCCCGACGCGGACCCACGACTTGCCTTCTTCATCGAACACAATCTGGCCATCGCAGGATAGCAAGATTTCTTTCTCAGCATCGACGCGGCGCTTACTGTCCACTATGGCCACACCAGCCTCGTAGCGCTTCTGCGTGCCCTCGATGCCGGTTACGGCCTGATCGCAGATCGTGGCCTGCTCAGCCACCTTGCTCCAGTTGATCGAAGCTTCCGACTTGTTGCGGCCGAAGGGATGGGTGCGGAACCAGGCGTATACGAGTTCGGCGTTGCGGGTCGGCTTGTAGGTAGTGCGGTCGCCGAGCACCTGTGTCGGGTCGCGAGGGTCGTAGACATTCGCCCAATCTCCCAGAATGCTGACGGCGGGCTCACCAAGCCCGAATGGACCACGCCAGCGATAGATCTTGTACCGGTGCTCGACGTCGAGCGCGTCCATGCAAATCACGCTGTACGTCGTCCCGACAAGCTTGTGGTCGCTAGTCCACTTCGTCGGGAAGGCCGCTGCAAGCTGGCTGATAGCAGGAGGCGTCGGGTTTGTTTCGCTGTAGGTCGTCGTCCAGATACGGACGTAACCCTTGCCCTGACCGTCAGCCTCTGCCGGGTCTTTCGCCTTGTTGGTCTTGAGGCGGAATTCCTTCTGATAGACGTAGCCCGAGGAATCCAGTGTGACCGGCTCGTCGTCGAGGAAGTAGCTGTAGCCAGGGTGCAGGATTTCGTCGCTGTGAACGATGAGCATCCACCAGCGGCCTTGGGCATCAAACTCGCCGAAGAGGGCGCCGCCGCCGGACCGCGCATGGCCGCAGTGCAGCCAGCGGGAAGGATCGGCGATTTTAACATTGGTTTTGCTGGACTCCATGCTCGGGCCTTGCGGCTTGGCAAACAAGGAAAACCCAACAGTCAACACCACGCCGCCGATCAGAGCCGTGAAAAACGAGCCATTGGCTGCCAGTGAACCAGCGACCGCGAGGCCTATCTGCGGAGCGAATATGATGAGGGCGGTTATTCCGACCAGAGTTACCAGTTTCTTGACAAAGCTCATCAGGCAATACCCCGCCAAACGCCTGACCAGCGCACAAATTTCAGACGTAGTTCCTGCACACCGCGCTCAAGGCGGACCGCCACGCTATCGCCTGTGCAAAGCGAGGGAATGACGTAATCCATATCTGCATGAAGGCCGATGATGTCGCCGCGTTGCGGGCGCCCGTCTACTGGAGTGCCCCCGACCATTTCGATGATTTTTTCCATACCGCCCAACTCAGCCATAAGGAGTGATGCAGTATGGCTATCGTGATAGGTGCCTGCGAACCAAGGCATATGGTCGGTCACGCCAAGCGCCATGAAGTACGCTGCGGCGGAGAGAACGCAGTCGTTCACGCCATATTGATGCGGGTGCCGGCGCCACTCACGCAGCGTCTCGTCGACCATATCCATCAGGGCACCTGATAGGTTCGGTTCGCAAGCAGGGCGAGGTACTCGGATCCGCGGTCGATCGAGACGCCGAGCTGCTGCGCGCGGCGCTTCTGCATCGTGTCCGCATAAGTGCGGTCTGGTGTCTCGCTGCGGCCGTGGTTGTTATCTTTCGCCGTGATCGAGCAGGAGTAGGTTTTGACGACCGTTCCTGTTGAAGATCGCGCCATCTGCTCGGAGAACTTGGGCGAGAACATCGTCATGGTCTTGTAGAAGCTAATGGGTGCACCGGGGCGCAGCCCCTCGCCTTCCCGGAATAGAACGAGGTAGCAGGTCAGGCTTCGGCCAAAAACCTTGGATTGCTCCGATTTCAGGCCATTGTAGAGCGCGAGTATCTCGTCTTCCTGGCCCGGAATGGTCGGGATATTGAATGAGAACTGATAGCTGGCGCTGGTGCCGTCGCGACCGTCCTGCAATGAAGGAGTCTTGTGCAGGTTTCCGCCATTCCCATCAATCGTGCCGAGCCACTCGTTGCCGTCGCTGTCGATGAAATTTCCCTGTCCGTCCCACAGTCTCACTGGCTCACCAAGGAAGTCGTAGAACCAGCACTTGCGAACCATCGCAACAATATCGGTCACATCCTCGGCAGAACCAAGGATCTCGTCGATCTGGTCGTAGAAGGCGCTCACAGGATCGCCTGCTGGAAGACGATGCGGCCTGGCTTGACGTGGCCCATGTTGTTGTAGGCTGCGCGGATCTCCGAGCCGTTGCTGATGCGGCCGGTGAACCACGGGCGCAGGTAGCAGTTGTCGCCCACTGCAATGTCGCGGGCGAGGGGGGTTGTCAGAATGGCGGTGGCGATATCGCCTTCGTAACTGATCTCATCGATGAGGTAGCTGTCGAAGTTGTGGCCAATCACATGACCTGGGGTGACGATCGGCCCGACACCGGTGAGGTCGAACTGGATCGCGATCGATCCCTTGAGGGCGGTGGAGGAATAGGTCGCGGTGAAGTCACCGTCCCAATTTTCCTGATTGGACCACGTCTGACCATTGTCCCACGGCACGGCGGCGCGACCACGGCGGCGACTGTAGGCGACCTGCGGTGAGGGGGCTAGACGAACTCGGAACACCTGCCCGCTGATCTTCGACATGATCCACGAGGCCAGCGGAAAGTCCCATTCGGTGTCAATGATAGCTGGCTGCATCTCCAGCACTGAGAAGCCGCCCGGCTCCGGCGTAATGAACTGCGCGCCGCCCGAGGTTAGGCCGCCGTCATATCCAGCGCCAGGCGTGTGGAAAAGCTGGGTTTCGATGCGGAAGGTTGGGAACTCGTAGATCTTCGTCATGTGGCGAACGTCCCGTCCATTTCGAGCTGTTCAAGCATCGACTGCAGATCCCTCTTGATCTGAGCGATTGTCTGCTCACCGCCCTGCCGGATCATCGCTATGGCTGTTTCAGGCGTAAAGCCGCCGTCGATCTTGATGTTCTGGACGACATCGCCGATCGAGATAGAGCGGCTGCCGCTCCGGCCATCACTTCCGGTGATGTGAACCCCCAACTGCCCCTTGGAATTGCGCGAAAGAGGCATGATGGCCTCCGGTCCAGCTTCGCCCATTTCTCCAAGCTGCGTCCCGTTTGCGAACTTGAACAGCGTCGGCGCACTGACGATCTGGTTCGTGAAGCTGCCTCCGTTTGCGAAGCGTCGGGCTGTCCCGAACGCTCCACCGTCCGCGTAGCGCTGGGCCTTGTCGAAGGCGCCGCCGTTGGCGAACAGCTTGCCAATAGAACTTATGATGGCTGTTGCCGCCCCTCCCGCACCGCCGCCGCTACCGCCAGCGATTGAATTAAAGAACATTTGCTCAACTGCGGCTTCAATTAGCTTTTCGATGATCCTGTTGAGCGCGTTCGTGATGGCCTTCTCGAATGACTTGAAGACGCTTTCGCCCTGACGGACGCCAGAATACCAATCGTTGAAGAAGCCCTTCGTCACTTCTTTGGCATCGGCGATCGCCCGGGCCTGCTGATCTATGGCGTAGCGGGTATTGGCATAGGCTTCCGCCTGACGGCGAGTCTTCTCAATATCGACATCCTTGAACGCCACGCCCGCCTGCAGTGCTTTGTTGATGAGCTCCTGCTGGTAGTTGTAGGCGATCAGTTCCTTGCCGGTCAGGTTGAGGGTGCCGCGTTCGACGTCGAGTTGGCGCATGTTTTCAGCATGCACCTTGGCGTTGTCCGCAGCTGACTGCGCCCGGATATTTGCATACTCCTTGTCCGCAAGGGCTTCTGCCGCACTGAGGATTACCTCACGGTCATTTTCGGTAAGGGTGATGTGCTGCTGGATCGCGCGGTTGAGCGCCTCCTGCTCATAGCGGAGCGCTGACAGATCGCGGCCATAAACACCGATTTGCGCTGAGACGTCTTTGAGACCCTGCCACTGCAGCATGAACTGCTGGCGGGTGTCCTCGCGAAATGCAGCGACGCGGTTGGCTTCGGCAAGCTGCGCCATGGCCGCCGCGAGTGACTTGATTTGTGCGACTTGCTGCGGGTTGAGCTTAAGGCCGTGTTCCGACGCCTTGTTGAACAGATCCTGCTCGTAGGTGACGCGGGCCAGCGCCTCACCATAGAGCCCGATCTGCGCGCGGGCCTTGGTAAGGTCATTCTCCATCTTCTGCGCCTCCTTAAGGAGGTCGCCGAAGTCGTACTTGTGAGCACCTGCGGCGGGCTTGTCGTACATGGCCTTGGCCATTTCGGCCTGGCGATCCTGCGCATTCTTGCGGGCCTGCTTGACCACGTCGTCCATGAAGCCCTGCGCATCTGCGTAGGCGTCTTTGTAGCCTTGGACGAGCGTTTCAAAGGGGTTGGCCTGCTCACCCTTGCGCACGCTGTCCATCGCGACCTTGATCGCGTAGAAGCCGCCGGTGAAGGCCGCGTAGATACCAGCGATCGTCGCCCGGGAAGCGTCTGCCATCCAGTCGAGGAAAGCGTTCCAACCGCTTTTGAGATCGGCGGTCGACAGTCCGAACGCGTTGACGATCCGCTCGAATCCGACTTGGAACACGGCCTTGAACGTGTCGCCCCAAGTGACGGTGACGGCGTTGAGCTTCTTCACCTCTTCCTTGGTGTAACCCATGGCTGTGGTGTATTTCTTGAGGCCGCTGTCATCCTTGGCTTGCCGGGTAATGGCGGCAATGCCAGCAGCCAGAAGGCCGGCAGCGACGATTAGGGGAGTGAACGGCAGCAGGAAGGCCCAAACCTCTGCCGCCGCCGCCCGGAACACTGCGCCAAGCGTCTGCCCCGTCACCGCGGCCTTGTTTTGCAGAATGTCGAGAAGCTGCGGGCCCTGTTGGATGGCGATCATGAAGGGCGACATGCCCATTGCAGCCGTGACGCCAATGTCTGCCAACTGGCGAGAGGCGTTAAGGCCGTCTTGGGCCGTGAATTTGATTGCGGTGCTGGCCTTTTTTGCGCCTTCCTCGACTTGGTTCAAGCTGTTGCGATAGGCCAGAATGTGCGCGTCTGATTGCTGCGTTGCCGATGCCTGATTGGCCAGCGCGTCACGCCATGCCGATACATGAGCGTTCGCCTGCCGCTGCTGGGCAGACAGAGCGGCCAAGTGCTGGGTATACGCAATGACGTGGTTATCAGCGGCGGCCAGGGCGCGAGATGCATTGTCGTTCGCCGCCGCGACACCTTGGGATGCCTTCGCCATCCTGTCCAGGGAACTTACGATCGTGCCGAGCTTGGCGTCCATAGACTGCATGGCCGCGACGATCTTGCCGATCGACCCGGAATTAAGGCCGGCGGCAGCACCGGCACGCTTGGCTGCCGCCGAGAACGTGTCAAGGTCGTTCGCCGCCCGAAGCACCGACGAGCTTTCGACGTTCATCTGCAGGGCGGCAACTTCGGTCATTTCTTCCTCACATGCGGCCCGCGAAGGCGGCCATGAACTGTTCCTCGGCCGACATCTGCGGCGCCGCATCGGCAGGCTTTTCGCTGCGAGCGAGGTAGATCTTGTCCATCTCCCTCATGCAGTGTTCGAACATGGCTGCGTCGTCGTAGGGCCATCCGACAGTGTGTCGATCGATAGCGCTGGAAGGGATTTCACCCTCTGCCATGCCGATCTGGCGTTCGGTCGAGAGCCGGAAAAAATCCGTGTACCATCCGCCGAACCCGTCGAGGAATTCAGGGGGCAAGAGATCGCCGGGAACATCCGAGCCATCTTCTGCCGCCAGCTTTTTTGCTGCGCTGTAGGCCTCGCCATGTTCGAGAGCCCAGCGCAGCACATCGGTCAGTTTCCCGCCGCTTCCTTGGCGCGCTCGGCGATCTTCTCAGCGACACGATCGCCAGCCCATTCGACGCCGGCACGGTATGCCGCGCCGATGCCGAGATTGTCAGCAGCCGTCAGCAGCATGACTGCATTGTCCTTGCTGTAGGGTAAAGGCTCGCCGCCGACCGTCATCGCCGTGAAGCCTTCCGCCTTCGACAGATCCCAGTCGAGCAAGATGTGTTCCGCGAGAGGCCCACCGGTGGCGATCTGAAAACCCACGGCGCCTTCATCGGTGCGCAGCTTCTTGCCGCTGCGGCGGGCAAGCCCGGCAGTCGCGACCTGGAACGGCTTGTAGTTGGTCGAGCGGACCAGCAGGCGGATGCCCTCAAGCGTCGGGATGTCGTCGATCCACTCGCCTTCGTCGATGCTGATCTGGTTGCTGAGCGCGGAGATGTCCATGCGATGTGTCCTCGGGCCGGTTCGGGTCTAAGGACGGCAGGGGACCCGATCCCCGCCGCCCCTAGCTGGTCAGACGCGAATGAGGTTCGTGTTCGGCTTCAACGAGTGAGTGCCCATCTGCGCGGTGTTCGCCTCGCCGCCATTCTCGCTATTCGACATAACGAGGCCGTAGAACATGACAGTGCGGCCTGCGGGCTGTGACGTTGCGGTGATTGTGGTTGCCGTGCCCGCCGCAGTGGTGGCAATGGCTGGGCCGCCGGGCGTTGCTGCGACAGTAAAGGTCGTTGGGCCGGTCGGGTTAGCGTAATACACGGTGCCAGCAGTCAGGCCGGTCGGAAGCGTGCCGCCAGTAGCGCCGAAGATGACGGGCGCGTTTTGGGTCAAGCCGTGACCGCCCGGCCACGTTACGACGCCCGGCGCAGCGACGCTGATGGTCACAGGACCATTGGCTGCACAGCCGGCGCCCCACTCGACCTTGAACGCGTAGTTGGAGCATTCCTCAACAGCCTGGCGCATGCGGTTCTGACCCGGATCGCTGTAATCCGGCGCGAACACGTTCTGCATCTCGGCAGCGTTAAGGGTGCCGCCGATGGTCAAAGTGCGATCGGCATCGATGAAATTCTGGGTGATGGCCTCGCGGGTATCACCCAGGGCGCCCGCATTGGTCCAACCATTGATCGGAAGCCATTCGGTTTCCTGAGGCGTGAAATCCGCCAACTCAACGCGGAGGTCGGTGGGCAGCGCTACGCGCGTCCCAATGTAGATCTTGCTGCCCGCAACTGCCTGCAGTCCCATATGACGGCGCTCCCGTAGCCCATCGCGGGCGTCCAAAGTTGCCGAACATTACAGCGAAGACGGACTATGCGCAACATGTGTGCGCCATGTTGGAATAATCAGTTTATCTCGCATAAGAAAAGGGCGGCCATATAGACCGCCCTCATGGTGGGGTTGGCATAGGCGGTCAGGTCAGACTCTTCATGCACAACCGCTCCAAATCCCATTCGATCATCTGGATGGAATTTTTGGCCGGGTAGGGCAGTTTGATGCAGTCGCCGCCGGTTGCCTGATATTTCGCCATGACGGCCATAGGAGTTCGGACAGGGATCGTGAGCATGGCGATCCTATCCTACACGCTGTCGAACTGATGAAGCAGGGCAAGTTGGACTTCAGCGACTAACCATCGACCTGAGAACTCACCCAAGGCATAGTGCTCACGAATCAGGGGGTGTTTATGAAGCGTAGGGTATTGTTATTGGCGGTCACGGGATTTGCTTTTACTGGCACGGCTGCGCGTGCTGACTGGCAATACACTCGCTGGGGGATGACCCCTGCACAAGTCGTTGCGGCTTCTCATGGTTCGGCATCGGCCAGCAAAGGTAGCCCTGGCGATCGTGTGGAGGGCCAAGAAGTGGGGGCGGTCGGAACTTACTCAACAGGCGAGTTCAAGTTCCAATCGGTCTTCTATTTCGTTGACAATAAATTGGCTGATATCCGCCTGAAAATGTTGGGCAGCGATCCGTACCCGCTAAAGAATGCCCTTGATGGTCTTTATGGTAAGCCGTTTTATGAATCGCGTGGCGGATTGTTCATAGTTACATACCATGATGGCAAAAAGAATAATCGGGTTGATCTTCTTGTTATTGGTGAATCGGTAAACCTAGAATATCGACCGCTTGTTAATGCAAGCGCTTCTGGGCTTTAAAACCAAACCCAACGCCATCTAAACCCAACCGGGGAGAGACCATGAACCGTCGCCACTTCATAGCGTCGCTGCTGGCTATCGCTGTTGTCGGCCTGGACGAACCGGCAGAGGCCAAGCGCAGATCGAGCCGGAAACGCACTCGTCGCCGCGGTGTACGCACACCAGCCAAGATCAGAACCGACACCGACGACGGCTCATGTTCCTGCCGCAGCGGCAAACTATGCACCGGGCCACGCGGAGGGCGCTACTGCATCACAAGTGGCGGCAACAAGCGGTATCCGTAACCCAGCGAGTAGGAGGGCAGGGGTTCCCATGGTTCGGAAGGCGCCATCCTGGCGCCCGGTTGGCCGGCCTAGTCGGCGAACATGTCGCGGCGGGCTTCTTTTTCGCTGATGCCGAAGCGGCGGCTGATGAACTCGATAATCTGCTTTCCTGCCTCGGTCGGAGCCACCTTGTGGCCCTTGCAGGTCTGGCAATACAGACTCGGGGCGAACTCGTAAGGGTCTTTCTTCCGGTACTTCCCGGTGCCCTTGCAGTCGGTGCAGGGCTCTTCAAGCGGCGGCAGTCCTGAGTTGTGGCCTTCCATTCTTTCGTCTCCATTATTGCGGAGACTAGAGCATGCACGTCATTTCAGCACATATCTACGGACGCTCACATGCTCGACCAAAACACCCTCACCACCGCAACGCGATAGGCGCCTTCGACGTAGGGCTGCATCGAGGCGCTGTCCTGCGTGACGCGCAGGCGCGACGGCCCATAGGACATGCACTGATCTTCGGGGAAGTGCGCCGCGACCTGCCCGGCCACCTCTTTAAGTTGTGTGTGCGTGATGGCCCGCGCGATCGGCCACTGCACCGTCAGCATGAGCGTGCCGCTGCGAATGCCCGGGACGCCGGAGATACCCCCTCGCTCGGGATCGTTCACCACGTCGGAGATCGTCAGAAACGGGGCAGGGCCGACAGCATCGGTGGGGGGCACGATCGTGGCGTCTGGCTCGAACCTGGGCAGGACCGGCGACGTGACTAGCGTGTCGATGCGGGCCTTGAGCGCAAGCCAGTCTGTCGTCTCTATCGCGGGCATCAGCGTTTCCTCAACTTGGCGGCCTGCTCGGCGACGATCGAGGGCCATTTCGCCGCAGCGGCCTCGGCGAACCCATACCCGACGCGGTTGCTATATCCGGTAGTGATGACGGCCTGCGCGCTGCCGTAGTAGCGACCAGCGCTGTCAGTGCCGACGTAGCCGTAGTTCATCCGCCGGGCATAAGCAGCCTGCCAACCGATATAGACCTTCTCGCCCGGCTTGATGGCGGCAATCCCGTCCGAAAAGCTGCCCGCAGCCGCTTCCTCGGTGATGATGTTCGGTGGCTTGTTCGAAACCACCACCGAGCGCGCAAGGTTGCCCGTCTTCACCGGCACGCGACCGCCGTTCGGGATGGTGCGTGAAGCCTCCTGAGCCAGCGCCTGCACTGAGCCACGCAGAAGGGCGGCCAGAAGCCTGTCCGTGGTATCCGCCCACGCGGATGGTTCGGTTCCTGTCCAGCCCTTCGTCGCCATCAGCGGGTCTTCGCGCCCTTGCCGGTCTGCTCGGTCGATTCCGCTTCGACGACCTCGACAGGCGCCTCAGCGTCGGGCGACTTCCACCCGATGCTTTCGCGCAGTTTCTCGACCGTCAGGCCAGCGGCCTCGGCCATGCGTCCATGGAGGATCGCGTCGCGGATCTCCTGACAATGCTTGCATGCCATTTTTCGTCTCCTCAAATCAGCCCGTAGGCCCAATCGACTTCGTTATCGCCGCGGCACCGGCAGTTCGCGTTGTTCTCCACGCCGCCATCAGGGTCGTGCGGGTGCTGCATGATACTGCCGTCCGGTAGGTGGAACGGCGTGTCGATGCCCTGGACCGTCTTGTTGTTCATCGACAGGTGCCAGTCGCGCGCGTGCCGGATGCCGCCTTGGTGTATCCACGTCTTCGTCACAGCGTCATCGGGCAGCCCAGCCTTATCGAGCGCCTGTTTCGTCGCCTCGGCGCGGGCCATCTCGACGCCCTGCGCCGTTTCGGTCCGAGCGATGTCCTCTGCGCGGCGGGCAAGCAGCCTGTCGGAATACTTCGCCGTCATCTCGTCGATCTTGTCGCGGGTCAGCGGGTTCGGCTTTCCGGCTGCGATCTCGCGGATGGCCTTCTGGATCGTCCTGTCAAACCGCCGATCGCGCAGCGTCATGCCGGTGCCTTCTACCCAATTACCGTCCTTGAAGCGACCAAGCACCTTGAGCATCTCGTCTGGATCGCCAGAGAGCAGTCGGGCGCGCATGCTCTCGACGTAGCCCGCCTGGGGATCGGACAGCCCCACGATACCGCCCTCCCGGCGCTTGCTGATCGGGTTGATGCGGCCGGCTATATCCGTAGCGATTTGCCGCGGGCCTTCGCCGCGCTGGTAGCCGTCTGCGATGACACGCCGCGCCGTCTCGATCTGTTCCTCGACATATCCAGCGACGCGCGTGGCCGCCTCGGTGCGAATGCGGGCCTCGGCGCGCGGGTTCGTCATGTCAAACCTGAATTGTAGACTGCCGCCACCCGGCAGGCTGATGGTCGGGGGCGACGGCGGAGCGGGCGAGCCGGGGCCAGATGGGCCAGCGGGGGCAGACGTGGGCTCCGGAGGAGCCAAGATCGGCGACCGCAGGGCAGGGGAAGGCGTGTCGACCTTGGGCATCGCGGCGCGACGCTCCTTGGTCAGTTCGCCCGATACCGCCGTGCCCGCCTCCTCGAATGCCGACTGGCGCTCCAACACGTACTTGGAGAACGCCCCCGGTTCGATGTTCAGTGCCTCGATCGCGGCGTCGACGTCACCAGCACGCAGGGCAATGACAAGCGCGGGGTAGTCGATGTCGTCACGCAGCCTGCGGATCGCGGCAAGGAATGCAGCGGCGAGAGCGGGGCCGAGGGTTGCCAGCAGGGATTCAAGTGTCTCGTCCATCAGCGACGCGCCACGAATTGGATCGCGCACGTGATGCCCGCCTCCGGGATGTTCCGCACGCGCAGGACCGTGACGGGCAGGCCATCGACCTCCAACACCCAGCCTGGCCCATACTCACCGCCCCAAGGAGCCACGAGCACGACAAGGTCAGTCGCAACGATCTGGCCGCCGGTTTCGACCGGAAGTCCCACCAGTTCCTTGCCGACGCCGCGCGCTACGCCATCTAGCGTCGTGACTTGCCGTGACGGTTCGGCAGGCGGATCCCATGGGTTCGCGGGTTCAGCGCCCGGGACATAGCGCACAAGCTCGATCTTGCCTTGCCCGAGGCCGTCTTCATCGGTGGGCGCGAGGAGGCGCATTGCGGTCGCTTGCATGCGTTCGTAGAACCCGGCCGACACGTCAGCTTCCCAGCGTCCACAGGAACGCTGCGCCGTCGTCGTTGCAGATGAAGGCGCCGAGCATTCCGTCGATCTGGCTGTCGATGAAGCTGGGGCCGCCCCCTACTGCCGCCTTGCCGTCGTCGAAGTATTCGGCCTCCACGACATCAACCTTCTCGCGCTTGACCCGCGAGCCGGTGGTGATCAAGGGACCAGCCAGAATGCCGGGGGTCAAACCCTCCAGCCACGCCGCCCGATAGCTGGCGTTAGTCACAGCGGGCGGGGTGACGTCGCTCGGGATCGCCTGCGTGCAGTTCACCGTTGCCCCGGTGCGCGGCCATGCAAGTTCCTGCATGACGCCGCCGGTGCGCTGGCCGGTCAAGTAGACCTCGTAGCCATCGACATAGGCGCTGCCACGCGCACGCAGCACGGCAGGCGACGGCGCGGTGGTGGGCAGGGCGTATCCCTGTTCATCAAGCCATTGCTGGAAACCGGCGTCGGTGCCGTAGGCGGCCATATACCGTCAGTCCTTGGCGGTGCGCACACGGCGAGCAGGTTTGTCGTCCGCATCGCCCTTGGCTGGATTGGTGACAGGCACAGCCTCTTTCGGCGCGTCCTTGCCGATGATCTCGTACCGGCCGTCCCAGCCCTTCGGGGCCTCATTCACGTCGAACTCAGTGCCGATCGCGATTTCACCCTTAGCGCCATAGATGCCGCCGGCAGTGATCCTGATCTTCATTCCGTCTCTCCTATGCAAAAGGGCGGGACCGCTAAGCCCCGCCCCTCGTTGCTCATCCCTGGCGGGAAGATCAGTTGTTCACGACCGAGTAGAACACGCCGGCTTTGCCGTTGATGTCCGCCTTGATCTCCAATCCCATCGCGCCCCAGACGAGGAAATTGTAGTCGTCCACCGGGTTGAGGCGGACGGCAGCAACGGTCGAAACCGCCTGAGCCACGCGCGGGCGGATGTAGTTGGCGTTCGGGACGAAACCAAAGAACTGGTTCCCCGACAGCTTGTAGGTGACCTTGATCTTGTTGATCCGGCGGTTCTTCTCGATGAACTCCCAGATCGTGCCAGGCTTGAAGCCTTCCGCCGTGGACATCTGGCGATCGAAGTTCCGGGCGATCTCGGGCGAGATGTAGATGTTGACCGGAGCAACGATAAGATTGGCGTCGAGCATCGCGCCGAACGCGCCGGTGAAGAACGCATCGAGTGCGTCCGCGTCGGCGGTGGTGAGGTCGATGTTCGCACCGCCAGCACCGGAGCCGAGGTTGATCGCCTTCGAGAACGGGTGGTTGCGGATGCCCCAGCCCTGAGCCTCGCCCTGCTTGAGAGTGAGGTCGCCGTTGAGGGCGTAGTCGGCCATGTCCTCGCGGATACCGGCGACGGTGCCTTCCTGATCGTCCGACAGAGCATCGAAGTTCTCCGACTGGAGGCTGTTCCATTCGCGCCACGAGCGGCCGTAGCCCGTGTTGAAGATGGGGATCAGCGTCGAACGATAGTCGTAATCGACCTTGCCGAGGACTTCGGGAACCTTGCCGGTGAGCGAGCGGCGAACCACGCCGGTATCGCCCGACACGCGATACTGCGCGACGATCTTGCCGATGTGGATCGGGCGGGCCAGCGGCATCAGGTCTTCCATGTAGGACTGACCTTCATCGTCACGCATGACGCGCTGCGTGATGGTGTCCATCTCCAGCCATGCATCGCGCGGCAGGATGGCGGCTGCGTTGACGCGCATGCCGCTTGCCTGCAGGGCATTGGCCATGAGAGCCGAGTGTGCGACCTCCGAGGCATGGAACGCCTCGCGCTGCGCGCCAAGTTCAGCCCACCACGCGGCATGCGGGCGGCTGTTGGCGACGAGGTTCTGGGTGAAGTAGCGCATTGCCCCGTTCTCCTTAGGCCGACGCAGACAGGTAGCTTGCCGATGCGGCCGGGCGGACGCGGACAAGCTGGCTGGTGCCGGTGTTGTTGTTGTAAATCTCGTCCGAATAGGCGACGACGAGATCGCTGGTGGCGGCGATGGCAAGGGTGCCGTTCGCGCCGGGGGTCAGAGCAGTGCCGACTGCGGTGATGTTTACGCCAGTAGCGACGCGAGCCGCATAGTGGGTGTCGTCTTCCATCTCCAGGCCGATGACCGTGTCACCGTTCACCACCGGCGGACCGGCGGCATAAGCGGTGTAGGCCTGATCGACGCTCTTGAGCATCAGGTAGTTTTCCTGAGCCAGCCAGACCTTGCCTACAGTGGTTGCGGCGGCGAGCGCGAAGCGGCCTGCGCCGTTCAGTACGACAAGCGAGCCGGGCAGGATGGCGGCGGCAGCTTCTGCCTCTCGGACCTGCGGGTCATTACGGCGCGCCGGGCCGAGGTGAATGCGCTGGTAGCGTCCCATGGATCAGTCTCCCTCGGGAAGAGCGTAAGCGGGCTTGTCACCCGACTGCGGCTTGTAAACGCCGTTCACGCGATAGGCCGGAGCCTGCTGCGCCGGCTTTTCGAGCAGCGCGTTCAGCATCGGAGCGCTTGCGTCCTTGGCCACGTCCTCGGCGAGCAGGCCCGCTTCGACGACCTTGTTCACCAGGACGAGACGATCGGCCTCGGCCTTGTCGGCTGCATCCTTGGCAGCAGCGGCCTGTGCATCGGTGAAGGGCTTGAGGGCATTGCCCACGGCGGTTGCGATCTTGTCGTCGAGGCCGGTCATGGAATCGGCCAGCGCCGCTACCTTGCCGGTCAGCTCGTCGAACTGAGCCTTGTCCATTGCTTCTTGCTCCGTGTTCAGGGCATCGCCCTCGATGTTGTCGGGCGTCGGGCCGCCCTGAACTAGCTCAGTGATATAACTTTTGATGCGTGCAATCAACGGTTGACGTTCTTTTCTTTCAACTGCGCGCAACATGCTGTCAATCGACCAGTCGAGTTCGCGCTCGATGTCGTCTTCCAGGGCCGAGTTGATGACCTCGATTTTCTCGCCCGCGGCATTGACGAATAGGCCGACGCCCTGCTCTGGGGTGGCAGCGCCGGGCTCGTCGAGCAGGATGCAGTCATGATCGAGAATCATGCTATCGATCTCGAACTTGGCGTCAGCGTCGTTGGCCAGCGGCTTGAGTGTGGCAAGCAAGCCGGTCGAGGTATGGATCGGCTGCTGCTCCTCGATCGCGGCCAGCACTGCCTTTCCGCCGTCGGACTGGTTGGCGAACTGAACGTCGATCACCTTGTCGAGGAAGACGCGGCCGTTCTCGCGGCGCACGTTCTCGTTGTGGGCGCCGATGAAACCGCGAATGATGCCGTCAGGGCTGGAGGCAGACACGTACTGCCCGTTGACCATCGGGTGGCCGAGCGGGGCAGGGCGACCTTCCAGGCTCTTGAAGCTGGCCTCGATCGCAGCCGCCGGGTAGCGGATCTTGTTCATGACCACGTTGTCCGGCAGGGTGGCGCTGGGCACGATGATGACGTCGCGGCCGTCACGCTTCTCGCGGCGGATCTTGCTGGCGTTGACCAGTGTGCTGACGTTGATGCGGGCTTGGCGGCTCATGAAAACCTCACTTTGTCGCCATCGACGGCGAAGGTAACTGCGATGGTCGGGTGCTCTCCGGTTGCCGTGCTTACCGTTGAGGCAAATTGGTTCGGGAGCGGATCCCCGTTCTCGTCACACAGCACGATCGCTTTTCCGCCAGGGACTGACGGAGCGTCTTCAATGCGCACCTGAAGGATCATTCCGTCACCTCGTCATCCGGCAGCGTCTGCGTCGGCCCGTCCTCGGCCTGCTGCTTGGCGCGCTCATCACGCTCGCGCATGAATTCCTCCCAGCCCTCGACGTCCTCGGCAGCTGCATAGCCAGCCTCCTCGCGGATCTCGTCAGGCAGGAACACAGGCTCGTTGGCCGACTGGCTGTTGATCGACGACATCTTGACGGCGCGGTCCAGCTTGTCGTCTGGGGTGGCCTCCAACAGATCCTGCCACCCAATCACCCAATCCTTGCGGTCCAGCACACCCCACGCGACCAGGCGCTCAACGAACTCGTACAGGATCGGCAGCACGCGGTTCTCGCGGCGCGACATGTTCGTCTCGGCCCAGCCCTTGGCGTCCTCGGTGCTGGCGCGCTCTCCGGTGACGTTGCCGATCAGTTCCTTGAAGGGGATCTGCATCGAGGCCGCGAACGACTGGACGCACAGATCCCAGAACTCTTTGGGCTGGGGCAGGGCGATGTTCATGGGCTTGGCGGTGAACCCGCCGATCATCAAGGCCTTGTCGAATCCAGCCTGGAAGTCGTCGACCTTGTCGTTCAGCGCCTGCTTGGCTTCCTCGGCGGTGGCCGCTCCCATGCCGCGGCGCATGTCCTCGGCGGATAGGCCTTGCGGCGCCTCGATGATGGGCGCACCACGTGCCGACTTCCAGAAACCTTCGCCGCCCGCGCCCTTGATCTTCTCGGCGTCCGACACGTCGTTGTAGCCCGGTTCCAGTGCGGAACTGCCATTGACCGTGCCGTCGTCGGACCAGATCAACACCCGGTCGCGATGGATGCGGACCTGCGACTTCGGGACCGCCTGCGGTTCACCGACCGCCTGCTCGTCGAACTGGAAATACAGTGGCTCGCCGTAGGTTTCGCTGCCCTCGACCTGATCCCACTCGACGACGGTAAGCTGACCCTCCCAAGCGGGGGCGATGCCGACGATGTTCTCGACACCCCGGCGCACTGAGGTAACAGGCTGGTCGAGACGCTGGCCGTCGCGCAGGTATATGATCGCGCCGGCATAGGCTCCGACCATCGACCGGCGATCAGCATCCATCAGGCCTCGCCAGATGCCCTTGCGCGCAAAGTGCTTGGCGATGGCGGCCTCGGCCGGGCTCTTGGTGGGGTCCTCGCTCTCCCACAGCGCGGGCATAGTCGCCCACGTTTTTGAGATGGTCTTGTCGATCGCCGAGGCAGCGATGCCCGAGCGGCAGTACATGCGGTGGAAGTCATGGAAGGTAAGGGATTCTTTCCAGCCATAGTCCTTCGCGTAGTCGTGCTTGTTCGACATGCCATAGGCGCCGGGGAACCAGCGCTTGAGCACGTCCATGGATCGCTCATAGGCGTTCGCGATGAATGAAGGTTGCGCCGACATGGCATATAGTTACGCGAACTAGAAAGAATGCGCAATCATGTTGCTGTCAAAGGAACCATCCTCCCGAACTCATCTGCGACACGACATCGAATGCTCGAGAGGTAGCATCCGCCTCGTCATCATGCTTCGCGACAGGGAATCCCTCCAGTGCGGCGAACCATCCGTCATTCCATGGCCCGCGCAATACATCGACGTTGCCCGCTTCTGCCTGCGCTGAGAACGGCCCGAAGCGCGTCACCTTGTCGCCTGTCTCCGTCGATGAGCGTACAATGTAACCGCTGAGCATCTTCACTAGCGCGGCGACTTGGCTCTTGCCGGCTTGCCCGGGATCCTGCGGCAGCGATATTTCGACGTCGCGACCGTCATCGCTTGCCGTGTTCATGATGAAGCGCTCGACACCCGCAGGCGTGGACTGAGTCTTGCGGCAGTCTGCCACGATGTAGCGGCCATCAGGCATGCGGCCTATCTTCGTTGAAGCGGTAGCGTCAGGATCTGGGTTGTCCGGTGCCGGCGGTGTGGCGGCAAGGTCGTAACCTCGGCCCCATACCGTCCCAGCAGGCACAGCGTCGACGACGCGGCACCATGCGCGCTGGAAGTAGAGCCCGGCAGCGGGCCGGATCTTCCAGTTGCCGCCAAGCAGGCGCTCGCGCTCGACCTGCGGCAGGGCGAGCAGCGACGCCATGTACCCCGGATCGGCGGCCATGAGCGCCTTGTTGTCGGTCAGTTTGGCCGGAATGAACGTCAGCGACTTCGGCGGGATCGGGACGCTTTCGCCCGCATCGTTGAGCATGGTGTATTGCTCAAGGTCGGCGGGATCGTCAGCCCAGCGCAGGTCCTCACCAACACGCACAAACCAACGCAGCTTGCCGGATCGCTCGGGGATGGGCAGGCCTGTGTCCTGGTCGATCCACCATGCGATCAGGTCGGCGACCCAGCTATCCGCGTCGGGGTTGCAGGTTGCGCGGATGTAGGGGCGCACGCCGCACATCGATCGGTTGCGGCTGACCATGTACCAGAACTGGGTAGGCGTGAAGTGCGTCAGCTCGTCGAAGCAGATGAGCGGAATCTGGCTGCCCTGCCAGTTGAAGCGGGTCTTATCATGCTCCAGGTGGGCGAAGCTGACGCTGGCGCCGGTGGGGAACGTCCACGAGAGTGTGTGCTCCTTCGGCTCCGCGTTCAGCAGCGGATAGAGCGTGGTGCTCTCGTCCCATAGGCCGCCCTCGTTGCGGATCTGCACCGTAGAGCGCCGGAAGAACACGGCACCGAAGCCGGGATTGCTGACGTGGCGCAGCGGCTCCATGAGCAGGCCCCATGTCTTTCCGCCACCGGCGCCACCGCCGTAGATGACGATGTCGGCGGGCGAGGACAGGAAAGCGGTCTGGGGTCCGGGCTGTGGCTTGATCGTCTCTGCGGTGATTTCCGGCCCGCCGTTATGGCCCATGCCGGGAGTGATGGAGATGTGGGCGTTCACAGGTGCACGCGGTCCTCTCGCAGCATCTCGGCAACACGGCGAAGATAGGCGAGGTGCAAACCGGCGCGGCCATCGGTGGGCAGCAGGCTTTCCACCATGCGCGCCGCTACCAAGTGTGGCGCGATATCGAAGCACCGCCCGCCCATCGAGCATCGCCCCTGATCAGAACATGACGGCGCGTACCCTTCGCATGCGAGGATTGCATTACTGAAACGGACGGAATCGGCATCGTGCCTCAGGTCGCGCTCAGTGACCTTCACCCTCATGCATCCCTCCCGTTATCAGGCAGCGCGAACACGGCGACAGCGGGCGGCGCAGCGGGCAGATCCTTCCCGTCCTTGCCGGTGATCTCGCGGCGGTTGGTGTAAGCGTTGCCCATCTCTTCGGCGGCCTGCTTGTGCAGTTGGGCGGCCAGTGGGAAGTTGCCCTTGCGCTCGGCGGCTTGGGCCATGCGCTGCAGTGCGCGAAGGCGCGTCGCTCGATGCGCGATTGCGATGGTTGACGTGTCCTCGGTGAACGCCTTGCGGGCAGCCTCGAACATCACCCGCCATTTCTGCGACAGGTTGCGCCCGGCGTGCTTCGTCGGGTCATACGTCTGGATGGCCTGGGGGGTCAGTTCGATCCCGAATTCATCCTTGAGGGCGGTAGCGACCTGCGAGGGGCTATCGAACGATGCGAGAGCCTGAATTACGTAGGCCTTCACCTCGTCGGTCATCCGCTTGTTTCTGGCCGCCATCTTCAAGCAACCTTCAATGAGCAGGTGCCGCAGACGCCGGCGATCGACGCGCGCCCTATGGTTGGGCCAGCCTTCGCAGCATCGACCATTGCCGACACGCCAGCAGCCTCCGCGCCGTACCGAGCGACCACACCAACGAACTCTTCCACGTCATGCCCCCGCATCACGAGGATTGGCTTGCCCGTGTCCTTGTTGAAGGCAGGCATCCCGTATTTGTCCCGCTTCTGCGCGCAGTGGTAGAGTTCGTGTTCGACCAGGGCGCAGAACGATGGATCATCCATCCCTGCAGCCGCCGGCGCGCTGAAGGTCAGCAGGAAGTCGGGCATCCCGTCGAACCACTCTTCTACCTGCTGGATTGCCCGGGCGCGCTGCCACTTCCCCATTGCCATCGGGGGCATCAACTCGGCCTGGCCGATGACGGCGCGCATCTGCTTGCTGTTGTCGCAGTTGGTCCAGAGCACTCCTAGATCGGCGTCGCGCAGGTGGACGTGCTCGATGTTGAACAGCGGGCTCGCCTCATCGAGGAATGTGGCGCGGATCCATTCCAGCAGTTCCGGCGCTGGAACGAACCGGTCCATCATCTCAAGATCGGATAAGGCCGCTAGATCATGCGGCGGATAAGGGCGCGTCACGAGGTCGGCCCCTCCACATCAGCCCAGTCGGTCACGTTGAACACCGGATGCCCGACTGCGTCACACCAGCCATTGAGCCAAGAACAGATCGCGGGATAACGGCCCTCAACCCACAGCAGCACGTTACGACCGTCCATGCGATCGTCAGGCATGTGAGCAAGGGGCTGCCAGGCGATGGAAGCGGCTTGGGTTGCGGTGGCGGTGTTCATGGTCATTCCCCTGTGCGATGCATGCGGTCGCGGATTTCGTGGTGGCGGGTGTAGATGGCTTGCAGCAGTTCCTCGGGGGCGAGTTCCTGAACCGCCTCCTTGAAGCTCTCGTGCTCGGTTTCCCGGCGGATGCGGGTGCGTGCGGCTTTGACCTCAGAGATGCGCAGGCAGAGCGCAGCCTTCTTGGCCCCGAGGAACCGGAGGGCCTGTTGATTGCCCTCGCGCTTGGCGATCGAGATCTCCTGCTCAACGCGGGTGTTCTCGCGGAGCAGTTGTGCTCGCTCGTCCTCGACCTGGCGGAGTGTCATGCTCTCGAGGCTGGGAAGAACATCCTGATCTGGCGCGCTTTCCACCGCAGCGATCTTGTGGACGCCTGTGGCGCGGCGCAGGCCGGCAGCGGTGGATTTATACATGGGCCACACTCCTCGTTCCGAATGGAGCAGTGCGCCGGCGGTCCATTGCGGCTTGCCAGTACCCCTTGGGGAGGACGGTCACGACGCGGTCGCAGTCGATCACGACACGCTGGCCGGTACCGAGACGGACGTAGCGAGCACCGAAGGCGGCAGCGCGCTGGATGATCTCGGACGAAAGGGCGGCGCGGGCCTCTTCGCAGCTGACTGCAGCAACCCGCTCGCGATAACGATCGATTGCATGTGTTGAGACGTGGATCATGCGTCCGCCTCCCGGCGCAGGCGCAGCGTGTAGCTTCCGTCCGCCTCCCGGCGCAGCAACGAGCGGGTCTCCGCAATCTCGCGCCAGCGCACGGGCATTGCATCGATCTCGGCCTGGCCGACGTCACCGGCGGCGAGGCGGCTCATCAGTTCATCGAAGCGGGCCTCCTTCTCGCGGCGCACTGCGGTTTCGGCCTGGCGCTTGGCGCGAAGGGCATCGTCGTTGCGCTCCCAGCGGCTCAGGATCTCGTTGCACTCCGAGGTGCTGGGAAAGAACTTGCAGTTGCGCAGCGCTTCCGTGGCGAGGAACTCGAGCGCTTCGCGCGGATAGCCGCCGATCACCAGCTCGTAAGCTCGGTGCCGCAGCTTGCCGCCCACGCTGTCTTCGGGGCGACGAGGGAGGACGTCCATCATGCGAAGGATCTGCGCCAGAAACACGTTGTCGGCCATGTCGAGGGCAGGGAGCGGGGCGGCAGCAACTACCATGGCGGTGGCAAGTTCGTCATCCGACAGGCGCGCAACTGGCGCGACCTCCTGCGATTGTCTCATCGAGCGATCGAGTGAACCCGTCGCGCCGGTCAGGGGCGTGACTGCGGGCAGAACCTCTCCAATCGTCCGGGCTTCCATCGTTTCGTTTCGCATTGCGGGGTTCCTTGGGCTCGTAAAGGCCGGTCCAGTTATGTTCGGTGGCGGTGTCGAGGATGGCGCCGGGTTCGTGGCCCTCGGCGCGCCAGCGTTCGAGCTTGCCGATCATCAGTTCGATGGCCCGGTCAGTCGGGGCCTTGCCGATGCGCTTCCGCATCTCGAGGTATCCGTTCCAGGGCTCGGCAGGCATCCAGTCGGGAATGACCGGCTTGGCCTTCGAGGGTTTCTCGCCATCGGGCTTACCAGCGGGTCGCGCGCCACGAGGATGCGAAGCATCCGATAGGTTCAAGGATGGTTCTAGGGTGGTTCGGGTCAAATTCTCTGACCGGTGGGGTAAAGGAGTTTGACCGGTGGGGTCTGCCTTCTTGACCGGTGAATTATCTTGACCGGTCAAATTCTCTGACTGGTCATCAGCATGGGATTTCACGAGCGGGAGGGACCGCAGAGCGCGAACATTGATCGCGTATTCGACGGTGTATCCGTTAGCGCAGCGGCGCTGCCCATGCTCCCGAAGGAGGCCGTCTTCGATGAGCGCCTTGATGGTCGCGATGACGGTCTGCTTCGACGCACCGATCTCGTCTGCCATGCGCTGTTTTGACGCCCAGATGCCGGATCCGTCGTCGCTGGCCTTGTCCGCCATGAGGACCATGACAGCGTTGCGGGCCATGTTCCCGACCTGGCGCTTGTAGACCTCGGAGATGAGGTGATTGCTCATACGCGAGCACCTTTCCGCGAATTGCAGGGGCGGCACATCGTTTGAAGGTTTTCAAAGGTCGTGGGGCCGCCCCTACTTTCGGGCACAACGTGGTCGCAGCAGAGATCGATATGGCTGCCGCAAGTGACGCATCGATAGGCGTCGCGCTCCATCACTCGCTTTGACAGCTTCCTGCCGATCTTCTCTTTTTTGCAAGGCCGCTGAAGAACTATGTCGCCAGGCCAATGGTATCCAGAACGGCGCACAGCCTCCTTGAGCATGTCGAGAACGAACGCGCCCTCTCCATCGCCCCAGCGCCAATACCAGCCAAGGTCGCCTTCTATGATCGATATGGAATCCTCCAGTCGCTTCACGGCCATTGCCTCGCGATCGATGCTCTTTCCGCTGCTCACTGGTCGACACCTCCGACACGGATCACGAACTCGCCGGTGCGCGTGGAATCGAACTCCACCGTCGGGGTGGCAAAATGCTTGTCGTCGATGCCGAGGGCCTGGGCGATGCCGTCTTGATAGCTCTTGCAGGCGGCTACCACGTTATCGCGGTCCGGCAGCGGGCCACGTGGCTTGGCGTGGATGATGATATGCAGGCCGATGTCGCGGGTGATCTTGATATGCTTCTTGGCCGCCATAGTGGCGGTGTGAGCCCACGCGCGGTGCTTACGCTTCTCGGCGGCAACGGCGCGAGGGTCCCCACGCGAGCCATTCGGCCAGAGCAGCTTGTGCGGATATGGCAGATGCAAGATCACGGGCGCACCGCCATCCGCCCGGCGCGCTCGGCAGCGTCGAACACATAGGGGTGGGAACGGTGCAGGGCGCGGAGCAGGGAAATGGATCCCCGCTGGATGTCTTCGGCACCGCCGTCGTTTGCGAAGATGGCAGATGCGCCCCCAAGGTGGTGGTAGTTGCTCATGTTGTGCCCGGGGACCGGGGCGATCTCGCCCATCTGGGCAAAGCGCTTTGCGCGGGCGCGTCGCTCACGGCGGCGGCTTTCCTCGCATGTCCTGCACTGGAAGAAGCCCTTGGTGAACCGGCGGTTCTCGGGTGACTTTTCGTGGCCGCAGCGAAATTTATTCATAGGGCGCTCCAGTCGATGGCTGGCTTATCGATGCCGCGGGCGCGCATGTCGGCGCGCATCTGGTCGACACGGTCGCGGATGATCTTGCGGGCGGCGGCCCGGCGCTTCTCGGCGCCGTGGCTGGCGAGTTTCGATGCCGCTACCGGGGTGGTGGGCGGCACGGGCGCGGCGGCGCGCCGGAAGAGCCGGGACAGCATCAGTCCATACCCAGCGCGTTTTTGTAGGTATCAAGCATCATGTCCGCTTCGCGCCGATCGTCGGGCTTGAGCTTGCGGATCGCGACGACCTTGCGCATCGTCTTCGGGCAATACCCGACCGCCTTGCCCTCGTTGTAGACGTCGCGGATATCGTCGCTGATGCCCTTTTTCTCGTCCTCCAGGCGCTCGACCCGCTCGATAAGCAGGCGCAGCCGGTCGTCGGCGGCGCGGTGCTCTTTGCGCTCGGTGCCGGGGATGGAGATTTGTGCGGTGTCGGACATGGTGGTTCTCCGTGAGAAGGGCGCGGTCAGGCGGCCTTGATCTGGTCAGCTTCCAGGCAGATGGCCGTTAGAGCGGCCATGAGCGGGCGAATGGTGTCGGCAAGCTGGAGGGTCTCGCGGTGGTCGCGGTGACCGTCCGAAAGGGCCTCGGCGAACTGGCCTGCGAGGTTCGACAGGCGCGAGATCGTCGCGAGGTCGTTGGCGGGTTCGCTGTGGAGCGGCTTCACGCGCAGGCCGTAGAGGGCAAACACTTCGTCCAGCGCGGTAATATCAACGGCGAGGCTGTTGAGCGCGGTGTGCAGCTCGGGAACGCTCTCGCCCGTCAGCGCGCGATCAATGGTCTTGGTGCCGATGTCGATGGAATCGGCAAAGGTACCCTTGCCGATCGTACGCAGGACACGCGCCCAACCTGCTGAAATTGCTTTGGACACATCCGACTTATCGTTGACGCGGACGGGACGGACATGATTGCTGCGCTGCGACATAAGGTCACCCATGAACAGTGCGTTGAATGGAAAGACCCGCCCCGTCGCGGAGGGATTGGGAAGACGACGAGGCGGGCAGGTTCACAGCCGCGCGGGCAGGGGCCTGCGGGGTGTGGGTTGGGATGGCGAGCACGGCTCAGTCTTCTCCAGTCGGGAGGAGCTGGAGGCGCGCGGCGACAGACGGGAAAGTCTCGATCAGCCATTCCACGTCCTCAGGCTCTTCGGCGATGTCTCTGATGCAATCCCATTCGCCACCGAGGGTTTCGCGCAGGTCGTTCAGCGCGACCTCTGCGTCTCGACAATCGGTGTGGTAGTGGCAGGACGAGAAGTGGCCCTCGAACTTGCCGGAGAAGTAGAAAGCGGGCGATCCTGCAGGGATGGTGCATCCGCAACCGGCGCAATTGTGATCGGAGCGGGTGGACTTGATGTCCCGATGGGTGGCGAAGTCCGTCATGCCTCAGACCCTCACGACTTCTGGATTGGTATGGACGGACCCGACACCGCGGCGCTCGAGTTCTGCGATGAGGTCGGCAGTGGACACGGTGTGGAGCGGTCCAACGTCTACGATCTCGATAGCGCGCGCTCGGTTCGGGGCCCGGCGAATGCGGCCACGCTCTTCCAAACGGGCGAGTATGGCGTGGACATGGCCGGGGCTCTTAATGCCGATCTCGGCCATCATCTCGCGAACGGTCGGCGCTACTCCGCCCGTGCTGTTGAGATAGCGTCGAAGGTAAGCCAGCAGCTCGTTCTGCTTAACGGTGAGGGCGATCATGCGAAGGCCCTCAGAATGCTGGTGACGATCGCGATTACGCAAAGGTCGCCCCACGTGATCGGATCACGAAACGAGGATGCGATATGACTGGAAAGCCAGTTCATGCTGCAGCCTTCCGGGTGGCACGGGGCTTCTTTGCCTCACGCTCAGAAAGGGTTGCGTCGATGGCGTTCAGCAGCCGGACAGTGGCGCCGATAGGGTCGGGGTTCTTCTCGCTCTTCTTCCAACGCGAAAAGGTGGTCGGATGAACATTGGCGAGACGGCACACCTCGGACATGGTGAGGCCGAGGCGCCGGGCGCGGCCCTCCAGAGCGGCGATGATTTTCTGCTGGTCCATGGCGTCCACTGTATTAGCAATTATGCTACATGGCAACAGCAATCTTGCAAATACGATGCTATTAGCGTTTATGCTAATCAACCGGTCATGGATGGATTAGAAGCTGACACTGCCCTGTTGCACAGTCTCGCGGAATACGCGCAGATGAAACCCACCGGCATCGCTCGTGAGATCGGCGCGGCGGTCACTACGATCACTAGGCCTTACAACGGGAAAGCCACGACCAGGCTTAGCCAGCCTACTCTCGAAAAGCTTCGCGAAAGATGGCCTGAGTTTTCGGGTTGGAAGACGCCGATTGAGGCTGTTCCACCGACCAACGCTGTGGTGAAGAAATTGGAAGGCGCGCCCGACGTACAGCTGCCCCGCGACCTCCCTGTTTTCGGGACCGCGCTAGGGGCTCCTCGAGACTTCGACGGAATCGCCATTGAGCAGATAATGCTCAACTCGGGCAACGTGATTGATCACATACAGCGCCCGGCGATTTTGCACGGAAAGGATTACGCATATGCCTTGTATGTGCAGGGCTCGTCTATGGACCCGAGATTCGAGGATGGCGACACGATCTACGTGACAGATAGCCGTAAGGCAAAGCCGCCCCGTATTGGCGAAGATGTTGTCGTGTACATCAGAGATTTAGAGCAAGACGATGGCGCAACCGCTTCGGGAGTTCTGGTGAAAAGACTGTTGCGCCGCACCGCGAATTATATTGAACTGCAGCAGTTCAACCCGGCAGAGGTCTTCCGGATTCCTGCGGATATTGTGCTCAGGACGGATCGCGTTCTTCCATGGCGTGAAATCGTCGCTTAATTACCCAAGCCGATAGCGGAAAACACATTGGCAACGTTCCAAGCGAGATCCCTATTATTTGGCTTTTCGTTTGGAAACGTTGCGGTTGTGCCCCGCAGAATTTGGTATTCACTTCCATCCAGTGAAGCGCTGACAAGGACGTGATGTGAATACGGCGCGATCGCGATCAGTCCAGCGTCATAGAGGGCGTGTATGTCAGCTCTTAGAAGCAGTGCTTGCTCCGCATTCTGCAATCTGGAAAGCCGATGGGGGATGATATGCGCGGCTTGTAGGGCGGCGGGCGTCTCGCATCCTGTGATCGCGCAGACGACATAGCGCGCCAAAACCTCAGACCGAAATTTGGCTTGCCCCTCGCGAGACTGGCCGAGGCGCTTCGCTTCGCCAACGATCATCGGCGGCAGTGGGCCCTGGCTGGCGGCGATGGCGTGGGCGGAGCGGATAATGCGCACCTCCAGCGGCGTAGGTTTTAACCCTAAGCGCCTCGCCTTCCCTATCACAGCACTGCGTGACACGCCGCCTAGGTTTGCAGCAATCATCGAGGCGCTCGCGCCAACATCCCATAGATGCGTCAGCGCCTCCACGCGTTCAGGGGTCCATCCGATTCCTTCAGTCATTTTTGTCTTGTGGGGCAGGCGGTGTAGCACGTCAATTAGCACAATTTGCATGATTGCTAATTTTAGGGCTTGCGGAAAGTAGCAATGATGCTAATTTGACCGCCATCAGCAGCACACCGCTGCGCTGGAGGTCCCAATGGGCATTCATTCCTGTTTCACTGCTGAGGTTCGCCGCGCCGAGTGGCACGAAACCCCGGCTGTCCTGGCTGTAATCGCCAACATCGACATCCACGACCTGTTCCTGCACCGCCCGCGTCTGGTGATGGGCACGGATCAGCTCGTCATCACCGGATCGCCTGTCGAGGTTCTCGACCGCCTGCGCGCCGAGCATGCTTCCAACACCATGGGCAGCTTCGAGAACGCCGCCGACAAGCGCGCGTACATCGCTGCAATGGGGCCGGACGCTCGGGACGTGCTCGCTGACTGCTTCGGCGATCCCCACAAGTTCAACGGCTACTCGGAATACGAGGCTACCGCGATGTGGCGGTGGGACTTCGAAGTTCGGGGGATTGCGGCATGAACGCGGATCGCAACGCCGTGTCCGGCTACATCAACGTGTGGCGAGGCACTACCGGTCATCAGTGGACCGATAGCCACGATGGCGGGCCAGCTCTGCTGGATCGCGACTTGGCCGATGACATTGCTGAGGGCGTCGAAGCTAAGAGCTCTGGCATCCGCCGCGTTGGGGTCCTTCATGTTCGCCTGAAGGTGGCGGCATGACCCGCCTCGCACAGACCTCTCGCATACTCACCGCTGCGTCCGAAGCCGCCCGGTTCGACTGGGATCGCTACGCCGCTGAGCAGTGCGCCGCCCGTGACCAGCACGTCGCTGACCTGACGGCGCTCGAAGCTCGTAATGCCCGCTTCGGCACCATGCTCGACAACATCGCTGCTGGCCTTATCGCTGGCATGGAAGAGGGGTGTGCCTGATGGCCCGCATCGTTTTCGCCACCATCCTCTGCACTGCCATGCTCTTCGGTGTCGATGCATGGGCTTCATGGCTCATGGAAACCGATCACCAGACGCGGGAGGTTGTGCTCTCGCCCTGGTTTACGGTTCTGGCGATTGGCGGCGCGATTTTCGTCTGCTTTGCAGCCGCCGCCGCTTGCTACGCACTCATCGTTTCCGCCTCCCGCCCGTCGGGTCGCCGGGCGAGCGGGGAGGGCGAATAATGCTCACCCGCTCGCCCCTTCGAGACATGGCGATGCTCGCCTTCATCCTAACCGTTTCTGCCAGCCTCGGCGCTCTCTGGGCGCACCTGATGGCCTGGCACTGAGAAGGACACGCACATGAACGCGCAGACCAAGATCGAGGCCGCCGAAGCCTCCGCTGTCCCGGCCGTCTACATGGCCATTTCGAACGTGATGGAGCAGATGTCCAAAGAGGGCATCGGCAAGGACCGTCGCAACACCCAGCAGGGCTACAACTTCCGCGGCATCGACGACGTGTACAACGCCCTATGCGGTGTGCTCGCCTCGAACCGGCTGCTGATGCTTCCCTTTGTCGTCGAGCAGCAGCGTGAAGAGCGCCAGACCGCGAAGGGCGGCCTCCTGAACTACACGATCCTGACCGTGGATTTCAAACTGGTCTCCGCGATCGACGGATCAAGCGACACCGTGCGCATGATCGGCGAGGCTATGGATAGCGCCGACAAGAGCAGCAACAAGGCTCAGTCGGCAGCGATGAAGTACGCGGCGCTCCAGGTCTTCATGATCCCCACCGAAGCGGACAATGACGCCGATGCGACCACACATGAAGTGGCACCGCGCCAGCAAGGGATGCCAGAGGCAGAGTTCGCTCGCCTGGCCCAGCTGCAGCAGGCTTCCGGCGTATCAACTGCGCGGCTCTGCAAGGAGTACGCTGTCAGCGACCTGCGGCAGCTGAACCACGACCAGTACGCCAATGCCATTTCCCGCCTAACCGACGCCATCGCCAAGAAGGCGAAGGAAGAGACGAACCGGGCGGCCCAGACCGAAGCGTCTGGAACTGGCTCGCAAACCAACCGCACCGCGACCGGCAACGACCTTGCCGACGACGAAATCCCTTACTGAGAGGGCCCCCAGTCATGATGTACAAGTCGAGCAAGGGCGACAAAGAGATCGCCTCCATGCCGCTCTCCTACGCGAAGAACGCGCTGAACAAACTGATCCGCAGCGAGCCGGAGCGGAAGGCCGAGATCGATGCGCTCCAGGAACACGTCGGCCGCCTGACCGCCGAAGCCGAGGCGAAGGCGCTGGCCGAGGGCGATGACGCCAACCCGCGCGCTGTCATCGGCGGGAACAATCCTCCCGAAGAAACTCCGGCGCCGAAGGTCGACGGTCGCGCTGCGATCGACACACACGTTGCCGACCTGCTGACCGAGGCCGCCAACTGGGCTGACGGCGCAGCGATCGAGAACGATGGGCAGGCTGCCGCCGTCGGTAAGCTTCACCGCGACATGCAGACCGCCGTTTCGCTGGTGAAGGACAACGCCACCACCGAGAAGCGGCCGCACAACGAGGCTATTTCCGAAATCCAGGCATGGCAGAACGGCTATGTCGCCAGCGGCCTCAAGGGCACGCCGGACGGCAAGCTGACGAAGGCCATCGCTGCGACCGGTCGCTTGTCCGCCGCCTGGCTTCAGAAGGCCGAGGACGAACGCAAGGCACGCGAGAAAGCCGCCGCCGATGCCGCTCTTGTTGCGGCGCAGGAGGCTATGGCCCTTCGTGCCGAGGCAAAGGAAGCCACGGACCTCGCCGTCATGGACCGCGCCGAAGATGCGCTGGCCGATGCGAAGGCTCTGCTGCGGGAAGCTGAGGGTGTGGCGAAGGAGAAGGCCCGCGTCGATGCTGGCGAGGGCCAGCGCGCCATGTCTCTTCGCTCGGTCTACCACGCCGATCTGATCGACGCCCCGAACAGCTGGGCGCTCGCCTACGGCCACTACAAGCAGAACCCCGAGTTCATGGCTGAATTCCACGGCCTGATCCAGCGCTGGGCAAGCCGTGACGCCCGCGTTGAGGCGACCCGCGTGCGCGGAATCCCTGGCTTCGTCATCCGTGAAGAAAAGGTGGTCTGATCATGGCGAGCGTCAACAAAGTCATCCTGCTTGGCAATATGTGCGCCGACGCGGAGGTGAAATCCTTCCAGTCGGGCGGGCGCATTGCCAACCTCCGCATCGCCACGAATGAGAGCTGGCGCGACAAGCAGTCCGGGGAGCGCAAGGAGCGCGTCGAGTACCACTCGGTCGTGATCCAGTCTGAGGGCTTGGTCGGCGTCATCGAGCGGTACACCCGCAAGGGATCCAAACTGTACATCGAAGGTCAGTTGAGAACCAGAAAATGGACCGACCAGGCGGGAAATGACCGTTACTCGACCGAAATCGCCGTGGGCGGGATCGGCGGCAAGGTCGTCCTGCTGGATAGCCCGCGCGGCGACGGCGAAGGGCAGGGCGGCCGCCAGCAGCGCGGCAACGGCCAGCGCGAGGGCAATGACCGTGGCGGGCAGCGCACCGGTGGCAACTGGGGCCGCCAGTCGGGCGACAAGGAGGTTTACAACTCCGGTCGTGGTGGCTGGCAGGATGGCGGCGATGGCAGCCGTGGATCGGCCGCAAGCAACTGGGGCAACGATGGCGGCTTCGGGGACGATCTCGACGACGACATCCCGTTCATTACCGATCGGAGCATCTGGTGATGCTGGGCGCTGTGCTGATTGCCGCGTCTGAGCGCAATGACGAACCAGAGAAGTTCGACTTCGGTTCCCCGGAAGACGTTCTCATCGAAGTTCTTGCCCACGACAATGCGGACCAGACTCTTCCGCATTGGCCTTTCCACACCATCGAAACCTGCATGGTGATCGGCGGTGTCGATGGTGTCACCGGAGCGGCAAGCTACGAGAGCAGCTATGGGGGGTTCCTCGACTACACGGTGCAGGACCTGATCGATTGCCCGGGTGAAGGATGGTGGGTCGTGGAGGGCGTCACCGGCGATTACCGTAAGGGCGATGGCTGGACCACTGACGATGACATGCGGTTTGATTGCAAAGGCTTCCGCCGCGCAACCGCCGCAGAAATCGCGGAGGCCTGAATATGGCGCTCCCACCCCGCAAGTTCAAAGAGCCCGCGCCCAAGAAGGAAAAGCGCGAAAGCCGCTGGAAGTCTCAGGCGCACCTTGCGTTCGTCCGGTCCTTCCACTGCGCTTGGCCCGGCTGCCAGCGCGCGCCGATCGAGGCGGCACACGTCCGCAACGGAAGCGGGGCGGGCATGTCCCAGAAGCCCGACGATTGGCGTGCAGTTCCGCTGTGCGGCCGTGACCTCGACTTCATCGGACACCACCAGCAGCAGCACCAGATCGGCGAGCAGTCATTCTGGCGCGCCTACCAGGTCGCATCCGGCCAGACGGTAGACCAGCTCATCGAAAGCCTGTGCGACGCCTCGCCGCGCCGCCAGCAGATCAGGGAGGTTCGCAATGGCTAAGCAAGGCGGCCAGACGGTCACGCTCGCCAACCCTTCAGTGCGCGCACTTGCTCACCGGCTGATCGACGCCGCGCCCGCCGGTGCTGTGGTCAACATCAAGGAAGCGGCCCGGACTAGCGACCAAAACGCGAAGTTGTGGGCAATGTTGTCCGATATCGCTCGCGCCAAGCCGCAGGGCCGCGTCCTGACGACCGAAGTCTGGAAGGCACTCTTCATGAGTGCGGCCGGGTTCACCTGCACCTTCGAGCCGACGCTTGACGGGCAGGGCGTGATCCCGCTCGGGTTCAAGTCGAGCCGCCTCAACAAGGCCGAGTTCTCGGATTTGATCGAAGCAATTCACTGCTTCGCTGCCGAGCACGGCATCGAGTTCACCGATCCCATTGAGCGAAAGGCCGCCTGATGAGCACCACCACCTCCGATATCGCTGCGGGCGAACTGATCTGGCAGCCCATCAAAACGGCACCGTTCCGCGAAGTAGTTTGGGTCAGGAACCCAGTGATGGATGAACCCATCTTGGCTACTCGCGGATATGTGACAGAGCGCGGTGTCCACCCCAACGATACGTTCTTCACCACGGCCTATACGCCACACCAGTACTTTCCCACTCCCGCAGGCCGCCTGTGCTGCCCCACCGAGTGGGCAGAGCGCCCCGCCCCCTCTCAGATCGAGGAGGGGAAGGACAATGGCTGAGAACAGCGCAATCGAGTGGACACACCACACTTTCAACCCGTGGATCGGCTGCACCAAGGTCGGCCCCGGCTGCGACAACTGCTACGCTGCCGACCTCGCAACCGTCCGCATGGGAGTTAAGTGGGGGGCGGGCGAGGATCGCCGCCACACCGCCGCATCGACGTGGAAGCAGCCTCGCGCTTGGAACCGGAAGGCGGAGGCTGCCGGAATCCGCTACCGCGTGTTCTGCGCCTCGCTCGCCGACGTGTTCGACAACGAGGTTCCCGCCGAGTGGCGCGCCGAGTTGTTCCAGCTGATCCGCGAAACGCCTCATCTTGACTGGCTGCTGGTGACAAAGCGCATCGGCAACGTCGCGAAGATGGCAGAGGCGGCAGGCGGCTTGCCGGGCAACGTCTGGCTTGGTGCAACGATCGTCAACCAGCTCGAGGCCGACCGAGACATTCCGAAGCTGCTCCAGACCAACGGGCCGCGCTTTCGCTTTCTGTCCATGGAACCTCTGCTCACCGAGGTGAACATCGAGCCTTGGCTGAACCCGGACCTGACCTGTCAGGGCTGCGACGACGGCGAAGGGTATGGCAACCGTTGCGCCAGTGACCGCGTCCCGCGCGGAGAGCAGTGCCCCTGGAATCGCGCTGTGCAGATCGTGACGGATCACGGCCCTTATTCCGACGACGGCGAACCGGCATCCGTCACCTGCGACGTGCGAACGCTGGATTGGGTAATCGCTGGCGGGGAAAGCGGGCCTCATGCGCGCCCGATGCACCCGGACTGGGCTCGCAGCCTGCGCGACCAGTGCGCGGAGGCAGGCGTCCCGTTCCTGTTCAAGCAGTGGGGCGAGTGGATCGATGGCACCGACGCCCCGTTGGACTGGACGGGCCGCAGTTGCCTGATGCGCGAGCCCAACAAGCTGTTCCTTGCCCGCATTGGCAAAAAGCGCGCCGGTCGCCTGCTCGATGGCGTCCAGCACGACGGTTATCCGAAGGAGGCATCCAATGCCTAACACCCGCACTGAGCATACGCCGGAAGCCGTGGAAGCAGTCGCGAGGGCGATCTGCGGATGGACACCCAATGTCAAAAGCTGGAGCGGCATCTGCGACAACCCCGAGGATGGGCAGAAGCTGCGGGAATTTTATCACACCCAAGCCAGTGCCGCCATCGCGGCAATGCAATCCCAGAGCGCCGATCCTTCAAGTGAGCAGGGAGGTGAATGGCAACAAGTCACAGCAGAACGCGCGCACTATGTTGACTACGGCACCAACGTCGTTCTTTGCGACCGATTGCCGCAGCCGGTTACGCTGGTGCTGAAAAACCCGGTTTGGTCAGATAGCCCGGCCGCCGGCCCCGCCGAACCCGCGCCACTGTCCCGCGAAATCGCGGAATGGAATGCGGCTCGTGATGCCGGATGTTCGCAGGATGCCGCAATCTCCCGCGTCCGCGCTCTGCCTGGGGACGACGCGGAGCAGCGCCTTCGAATGATCGTCTCGCATGCGACCGGCGGCAACCTCCAGTACGATCCCGCCATGAGCGTCAACGCGATCTGCTGCGAGATCACTGCCATGCGAAACAAGGTTTGGCAGCACGCACAAAAGGCGCTGATGGACAGCCTCACGCCGCGCCCTGCGAAAGCGATCGAAGCCCGCAGGGCCGAGACGGGAACCGGCTCGGTTCACGAGAGCGCGGTGCCGCAGGCATTCGCCCAGACTATCCCCGGAGACCCTGCATGAAGACCCTCGCCACACAGGTCACCCAGATCGTGCAGCCCTACACCCTGCACCCTGTCACAGACGATTCCACCTTCGAAGAACTCCGCCTCACCGACGTAGAGCGCGACTCCATTGCTCTCGATATCGAGAACACCCTCGGAATCCATGTGTGCGACAAGACCGCTCGCGGATGGCAGTCGGTGGGGGATGTGGTGCGGGCTGTTGCGGCTAGGGAAAGCATTCGGGGAGAGATGGCGTGAGTAAAAAGACGCCACCTGTCGTCGAGCAGGATTATCTCTCCGGGCTGAAGGTCGTCGACATAGGCGATCTTCGCATTGCGCGGGGGATGTCGCGCCGCCCGGTATCCGCCTGCAAGCACCGCCCCTTGGTCTATGACCAGCGCGAGCGTCGCATCTGGTGCAAGGATTGCGAGACCGACATCGAGCACTTTGACGCCTTCCTCCTGATCGTCGAGCAATTCGACCAGGCCGCCCAAAAGATCGAGCGCCAACTCGCCGAGGTGAAAGAAGCGCGCGAACACAACATCATCCGCATCGCTGCGAAACAGATGGACCAGCACTTCCGGCGCAAGAACATGGTCCCCGCATGCCCTCATTGCCATCAGGGCATCTTCCCCGAGGACGTTCCAAAGATGGGAACGATTAGCCGGGAATGGGAATCGATGCGCCGCGCTCGTGATGCCGCCGCGAAGAAGGAGCCCCAGGCATGACCCCCCATAGCATCGCCCGCTGGCCTGCAATGATGAAGCGCAAGACCGCGGCTGAATATTGCGACATGAGCGAAGCTGCTTTCGAACGCGAGATCATCGCTGGTCGCCTGCCGGCCGGCGTCATGTTCGGCGGTCGGGAGCATTGGAGCAAGGAATCGCTCGATGCGGCGTTCGCCCGCCTGTCAGGCGATGCGGTTCCTGAGTATCGCCGCAAGGCGCTGGGGGATCATGCCAAGGCCGCCTAAATATCCCAAGCTCCTGCACGTCAAATACGTGCATTCGAAGGGCAACGTCTACGCCTACTTCAACACGGGCAAGACGAAGGCCAACGGCAACGCGATTTACGTGCGCCTTCCGCACCCGAGCGCGACCGGCTTCTTCGACAGCTATGCGGCCATGAAGGGCGCGCGTACCAAGCGGGAGGCGGTCGGCTATCTCGTCGTTGATCTGGTCCGGGATTACGAAGCCTCAATGGAAAAGCGCGCCGACCTGGCTGAGGGGACCAAGGCCCTGTATCGCACCACCAACAAGCGCGTCGTCGAGCTTCTAGGAGAATACCCTGTCAACGACGTGCAGCCTTCTGACGTTCGTTTCATGCTTGAGAACCGGATGACGGGCGCCGGCGCACACAACATATTCCTTTCGCTGATCCGCAACCTCTATTCCTGGGGCAGACAGAATGAGAAGACTACACTCGATCCTGCAAAAGACCTGAAGCCGCTCAAAATCGGTGAGCACGACCCATGGCCGGAGCCCATCCTGTTTGCAGGCTTGCGAGCTGAAGACGACCTCCTGCGCCTCGCTATCCATCTGCTCTACTACACCGGGCAGCGCATCAGCGACGTGATGATGATGCGATGGTCCGACATTCTGGACGGCGAAATGCATGTGATCCAGCAGAAGACCAAAAAGGAAGTTACCCCACCTCTGCACCGCGATCTTGCTGCCGAGTTGGCGCGCACGCCGAAGCGCGGCTTCACAATCATTGCCACCGACAAGGGCGAGCCTGTGAAGGCGGCGTTTCTTCGCGAACGGATCAAGGATTTCACAAGGGCACAGGGCAAGGAATGTGTGCCTCATGGCCTGCGCAAGAACGCCGTCATCGCCCTCTTGGAGGCTGGCTGCACCGTGGCTGAGGTGTCTGCCATCACCGGCCAGACCTTCCAGATTGTGGAGAAGTACGCGTCGAAGGTGAACCGCCGTCGCCTTGGAAAGGCAGCCATTCTAAAGTTTGAGAACGCAAGCGGTACAGGAAAACCACTTGGAAAACTTTCGGAGGAACCGCGATGAATCAAGGATCTTGCGAACCCCTGCATAAAGAAAGCATAAAGGTGATGGCGCCCTCGCGCGCGTGGGACTAGGCGCCGGCATCATGAGCGAGACTTCCGGGCGCCATGCCCCCAATGAAAGCCTCACGGCGCTGTCGATCGGCGCGATCGGGGTCGTTTTCGGCGATATCGGCACCTCGCCGCTCTATGCCCTGAAGGAAAGCTTCATCGGCCATCACCCGCTGGTGGTGGACCGCCTGCACATGTTCGGCGTGATCTCTCTGATGTTCTGGACGATGATGCTGATCGTCACGATCAAGTACGTCTTCATCATCCTGCGCGCGGACAACAACGGCGAGGGCGGCAGCCTTGCGCTTCTGGCGCTGATCGGGCGCAAGATCGGCAAGAACCGCTGGAGCCCGCTGATCGCGATGCTCGGCGTTATCGCGACGGCCCTGTTCTACGGCGATGCGATCATCACGCCCGCCGTTTCGGTGCTGTCGGCGGTGGAGGGGCTGACGGTGGTGAACCGGGAATTTTCCGCGTTCGTCGTGCCGATCGCGGTGGTGATCCTGATCGGGCTGTTCTCGGTTCAGTCCCACGGCACCGCCGCCATGGGCAAGCTGTTCGGGCCGATCATGATCGTCTATTTCCTCGTGCTGGCGGCGCTGGGCATCGCCTCGATCGCGCGGGCGCCCGAGGTCGTGTCGGCCCTGAGCCCGCACCATGCGGTGGAGTTCTTCATGGTGAACCCCAAGCTCGCCTTCCTCGCGCTTGGATCGGTGGTGCTGGCGGTGACGGGGGCCGAGGCGCTCTATGCGGACATGGGGCATTTCGGGCGCAAGGCGATCTCGATCTCCTGGCTCTATGTCGCCTTTCCCTGCCTCCTGCTCAATTACCTGGGACAGGCCTCGCTGGTCCTGCGCAATCCCGAGGCGATCAGCAATCCGTTCTTCTTCATGGCGCCGGACTGGGCGCGGCTGCCGCTCGTCGCGCTGGCGACGATGGCAACGATCATCGCCAGCCAGGCCGTGATCTCGGGCGCCTTCTCGGTTTCGCAGCAGGCGGTGCAGCTCGGTTTCCTGCCGCGCCTGAAGATCCTGCACACCAGCGCCAAGGCAGTGGGCCAGATCTACGTGCCGCTGGTGAACTGGGCGCTGCTGGTGATGGTGATCCTGCTGGTCCTGGGCTTCCGCAGTTCCGGCAACCTGGCGGCGGCTTACGGGATCGCGGTGACCGGGACGATGCTTATCACCGCCTGCCTGCTGGGGGTGCTGACCTTCACCGTGTGGAAATGGCACCCGCTGGTGGCCGGCGGGGTGACGCTGGGCTTCCTCTTCATCGACGGGCTCTACTTCGCTTCCAACGTCACCAAGATACCCGATGGCGGCTGGTTCCCGCTGCTGGTCGCGGCGGTGGTCTTCACCCTGCTGACCACCTGGGCGACCGGCCGCCGCCTCGTGCGCGAGAGGCTGCACGAGGATTCGATTCCGATCGAGGTCTTCCTGAAGTCGGTGGGCGAGCGGGTCAGGCGCGTGGCGGGCACTTCGGTGTTTCTTGCTTCCTCTGTCGAGGGGGTGCCGCCGGGCCTGCTGCACAATCTCAAGCACAACCATATCCTGCATGACCGCGTGGTGATCCTCACCGTCGCCAATCGCGGGGTGCCGCACGTCGGCGCCGAGGATCGCTGCGATGTCGAGGATCTCGGGCAGGGATTCTACCGGATGGTCCTGCGCTACGGGTTCATGGACGAGGCCGACATTCCCGCCGCGCTCGCCGCCGAGCACCGCGCGGGCGGCCCGTTCAAGCCGATGGAAACCAGCTATTTCCTTTCGCGCCAGACGCTTATTCCGTCGAGCCGGCCCGGCATGGCGCTGTGGCGGGAAAAGCTCTTCGCCTCGATGGTCCGCAATGCGCAGAGCGCGATGGAGTTCTTCAAGCTGCCGACCAACCGCGTGATCGAACTGGGCAGCCAGCTTGAAATCTGA